AAAAAGAAAAGAGGTGTGACGCATGGCGAATTATGGTGCAAACGGATATATTGACTTTTCCAAGCTGTGGAATGTCTTAGAAAAAAAGGAATACAATAAGCAGTGGTTAAAGAATAACGGAATCCATTCTAATACAGTGGCAAAGCTGACAAAAAATGAAAATGTAACTTGTGAGGTTATATGTAATCTGTGCAGACTGCTAAATTGTCAGCCGGGCGATATTATGGAATATAAAAATAATTAAAATACATGAAAATAGACTATTGACATATACACGATAATAGATTATTATAAAGCTGTCGGAAGACAATAGCCGGGCAAGCGGAGAAAGGAGAACAAATGAACGAAATGGCAGATAAACAGATGGAAGTTATATTAAATCTCGTAGCTGATAAATTTGCAGGATGTAAGGACATGGACGAAGTTCAAAAAGCAATAGATGAGGTTCGCAACATGGCAAAAAAAGAAAAGCCTAACGATTAGGTTTTAGGGAATGAAAGGGAGGGCGGACTTGCCGCCGCTCTCAATCAAATAAATTGTAACACATAGTAATTATATAATCAATGCAAGCAAAGGGCAGCTTTTCCGGCTGCCTTTTCTTTTTGCCATATCCAAAATCAACAACGCATCCGGGCATATCTTACAAAATCTCCGAAAAACCGTAAACAAACTATAAAACTTTTATTAAATTTTTATAAACAAGGATAGGTTCATTAGGTCTTTGACAAGTCCAGAAATGATAGAATAGTATCAGTTTTTGGTAAAAATCGTCTGACAATCGTCTGACATAAGGCGACACAATCGTCTGACGTCGCTTTTTCAGAACTATGTTTCTCTCTCTTTTTCTTAATCTTTTAAATTAATAATAATACACTGTATTTAAAGCCTATAGGTTTATAGTAAGTGTATATCCGCATACGCGCGCGGCGTAAGTATATAATACCACCGTAAAAATTAAGGCTTGACTTTAAACCCGGAAATAGTGTATACCAGAATCAAAGAGATTAAACGGAACGGAGGTGTGAAATATATGCAGGATATAGAGAGTGTAGATCTTACAACCCTTATAGTGGATCTAGGTACAGTACAGATATACACATCAACTGTACAGGATTTAATAGACAACGCTTGTATAGAATTTCACATCGAAGATCTGCTAAAAGCTGGGCAAAGACAGTGGAAAGCTGTTATGCAGTATGTTGGTATGCATTTATTCCCGGATACATCGGTACTAAAAGACAAGAGTCTAAAACCTCTTGGTAATGCAACTATACCGACTAACTGTAACAGGTATGATAGAGAGGTATTATATAAGCTTTGTGATTATTATATATATATATCCAATGTATACAGCAAGTTGGTAAGTACAGTGGCATTTAGTTATTTTTGTAATATACCTACTACAACGTTTGACCTGTGGAAAGACGAGGAATCAAGTTCGTTGGCTTTTAAGATTTGGCAAAAATTACAACGATCTCGCAAGGATTGCATCCTTGATAGAGCGTATGACTCCAACAGTCCAGTGGGTACTATGTTCGTGGGCAACAACGAATTTGGCATGAATCAGCCAGGAATTGGCGATAATGCCACCCAAAGAAGGGCAATCACAGCGCAGGAACTGCCAAGGCTGGACGAGAAAAAGAGCCAAGAATTGCACGCAATTGATACACAATTTACGGATGCAGCGGCAAATAATACGGTTTAAATTGTGTGTGATTATTCTACAATTCGCAAATGCAGTAATATCAAGGGGTGTAGCGTTTTAACTATTCGTGAACTATTCGGAAAAGTTAGGTTTTGCGAATAGTTGCAAGGGTATGATATGAATTGTGTTAAAACAATTTGATTTTCACACAATGACAACAAAACGAAATGGAAAATATTTTAGATTTCCATGTTTTCAGAAAAAGGATGGGGAGGGGGTCTGACAGAAAGACCACCGGGCGGCTACTAAGTCCCTTAAATACCTCAAAAAATAAAAAGCCTTATTCAAGCAAAGGAGCATACATGAATCCACTGAAAATTACAGAGCCAATAGATTCTACAGACTCAGAGGAATTTCAAGAAGAGGTAAATAGAATGATAAAGTCTCTATCCGAGTCTTACGAGGTAGTAGACATTAAATATTCTACACACGTATTCAATGGCTGTAAGAAAGGTTATAGCGCAATAGTGCTTTACCGATAACGATAAAAAGCCACTTACAACACACCCATTGACTTTCACCGTAAATAGGGTATAATAAATTTATAACAATTCACTTTCACGTTGCGAATCGCAACTACATTTCCAAAAAATTTTTAAAAACAAAAAAAGAGTGTTTCGGACAGGAGAATGATATATGACCGGAAATGAGTATCAGAAATTATCCATGAGGACTTGCAATATCCCATATGACCACAAAAAGGATATGCTCAGACATGCTGTGTTCGGACTTGCATCCGAAGCCGGAGAAGTGTCTGGAATTTTGCAGAAAGAATACCAGGGACATGAGTTTGATGATCAACATATCAAGAAAGAACTTGGCGATTGCATGTGGATGATTGCAGAAGCGTGTACGGCACTTGGTTTTGAAATGGATGATGTTATGCAGACAAACATTGACAAGTTAAAGGCAAGATTCCCGGATGGGTTTAACGTTGACAAGGATTTGCACCGCAAGGCTGGAGATGTGTAAAGGTAGAGTGTAAAGAATGTTGTGGCACCTGTAAATATGGCTTATGCGTCAAGACAAACGGTTATGTTTGTTCAAACGAAGAAAGCGATTATGTAGCCGATTTCGTTGAATACAGCCATTCATGCGATTCCTGGGAACAGAAACGGGGAAAACTGAAATGAAGAAAAGAGTATTAGCAATTATCCTTTGTATGCCAATCGCGTTAGGTGTTGTTGGATGCAGTTCAAATAACTGCCGTAATAGTGCTGAAGAACACATTCTTGAAACAATAGGCGAAGACACAGAGTATGAGATTTTTTACGATAAGGACACAAAGGTTATGTATTGTAGGGCATACAGGGGCGGAGTTACTCCAATGTATAATGCAGACGGTACATTGAGACTTTACAATGAGGATTCAAACAATGAATGAAACATTGATGAAAACCGAGTATTCCACAGCATTTGATGAAAAGCGCAAAGGTTTGATTGAACAGTCGTATTACAAATACGGACCGGCAAGAATGAACTTCTCCGCAGGGAATGTCAATGCAATCGAAAGTTTGAAAATGTGCCTTGCCAAGTTTGAAGAGACTGGGAATCTTGAATACCTGTGTGACGTTGCGAATTATGCTATGTTCCGGTTCATGTTTCCACAACAGGGCGAATATTTCAAACATACGAATTCTGATGAATCTGCTGGGCTTTTCGGCATGAGCGTGAATGAAATGGAACGATTCAAACAGGAACACAGCTTTGAGGATGGGGGATATTGATATGATTTTAAATATAATCGCTACGGCGATAGATGCCCTTGTAATACTTGGACTTATGGGAGGACAGGTAAAGCAGACAGACAATTCAAACGCAATGGGGTATTTGCTTTCATACGCGATTTTTGCAATGAATATTATGGTCATTTGGAAATGATGGGCTATCGCCAAACGGTAAGGCACAGGATTTTGATTCCTGTATTCCCGGGTTCGAATCCCGGTAGCCTAATTGGTTGCATGCTGACGTTTCATGTAGCCACGTATGTTTTCCATACGTACTTGAACCCTTGGTTGAGTGATTCAAGCATTTGGGTTCCTCCTTTCGCCACTAGGACGATTCTGTTAAGGACGGTGCGAGACCGTCCGGTGGTATTCTATCATGCATCTATCCAACGGTGCATGAGCCATGAAATTAGGTGGTGGCGGAATAGGTAGACGCGCAGATGGAAGAGACAGGACAAAGATTAAAAACTCATGGTTGAAGTCCTATGGGTTCGATTCCCTCCAATGTGAACAGTGCACGGTTTATGTGAGGTGCAAATCCTCACCCACCTATTCGGTCAAATTATGCTGTTTGCTTGCAGATGGTCTATGTTTTGGCTGTATGATACCACGGGCAATTATAATGTGGCGCAGAGGCATCAAGACCTCGAAATGGAAGCATTAAGACTTCGTTAAGTAGTAACAACGATGGGTATTCCTGCTGAATCATCGTTAAAACAAAACAGGATAGTGCCATGCATAGCACGTAAAACATATTGCTAACCGTCTTGTGGCGGTTTTGATCGGTTAGTCGAGCGGTAAGACACCACCCTTTCACGGTGGCAACACGAGTTCAAATCTCGTACCGATCATTTAAACATGATTACCTCGGTTATTTGGCAGTGTTCCCATAATGGAATTGGAGCCGGTTGCTATCCGGTCGGGCGTTTGTTCGCCTTGTAGGTTCGAGTCCTACACACTGCGCTTGCCCGAAATAGGGCGTTGATGTGTGGCGGAATGGGTAAACGCTATGAAATGTCTATTGCAAAATGCAATACAGAGAAAGTATTTCTCAGGGACATTATGAGAAAATAAATCTTTTCTGCGAGGTTCGAATCCTCGCCATATCAATTCCTTATCTCCACTTAGTCGGGTGCTACTGCAATAGTTCCGGTCGATGGGAGACTTATGGATGATAGCGACATTATTGGCAACAGAAAACCCCTCAGTGATTAGAAATTGCAGATTTGAAAGCTGTTGGCATGGTTTTGGCTGACAGGGTTCGATTCCCTGTGTCGCTATTCGATGATAAAAAACATTTTGGAATATTTATATCAAACGAAAGACACGGAATCTCACGAGGATTCCGATTTTTGCTATGATTGGGGGCGTAAGAATGTGTGATTTTTGCAAAGACATAGGAATCGGAATACCGGATTGGGATTTCCTTACTCTGGATAAAAACGGAAAAGTACCGTCCGGTAATAAAATAGAAATTCGGAAAATTGCAGACAAACACGCGCTTGTTTTTACGAATAGTGCCGGAGAATACGGCGCAGGAGCGATAAATATTGCGTTTTGCCCTATCTGTGGTAGAAAGCTGGTGTAATAATGAAACCATTAGAAAAAATATTTTTTAGAGCTTGCGTGAATGAGCAGAAAAGAAAATTGCCTTCAAGCAATCGAGAATTGAGCATAAGAGCTATTGGGAATATTTTTGAAAGTCTTGGATTCTCATATAAGCAGTTAATGTATTATGTCAGAAAGTGGTCTGACAGGGGATTTTATGATTACGGAACAACGCTTGATTTGGGATGGTTTGAATTTGACAAACTGACCGGAGAATATAAACGGATTTATGATTCTATGACAAGTACGGACGGATGGAAAGATGGAGAGTTGGCAAATTATATTGTCAGCAATTCTTTTAATCGAGAGCGGATAACTAATTTTTCATTGAGAGAACATCTTGGAATCGGACAGGATAAAGAATTTTTTAATCCGTACAGAAAGGTGGAAGAATGAATGAATGAATTAACACAAAGCAAAGACGGATATATCGTATTTGACGAGAGCGGAACTTGCGCGCTTGCATATGGCGCAGCGGAAAAATGGTTCAAGACCTATGATGAAGCAATCAATTATGCTTTAGAAAAAGTTACTAAAAATTGTGAATTATTTAAAGACCGCATTGATTTTAACTCTGTAATTGTTTATGAGGGTTCAGAAGGATTTATGCATCAGTCGCACAGTATTCCTTGCGGAAAAGTGTTGTTTTGGTGGAAGAATCATAAATAGTTTGGTGGTGGATAAGAATGTGTGAATTTTGTGATAATGAATCGAAACAAATAATTGATGATAGAGAGAAGGATTCTATTTTGTACATTTCCGATTCAGAAAAAGAAATGAGAATTTTTCTTGAATATCTCAAAGAGAAAATGGACAACAACGGAAAAGAATGTTTCTTAGATGGAGAACATGATATTTTAAAAACAGAAAATTACAATGTTGTCTGTAAAAGTATTCATGGTACTCTACTTGGAGTCGGATATGGGTATTGTCTACATTACTGTTTTTCAAACAATTTTGATAAGAGTAAGTGCAACGATATGGAAAAATACTCGATGGAAGAAATTCTTGCGCACACAAGAGAGGGCGCAAAAGAAATATCAGGACTTGATATTTTATGTATGCTAGGGTTAGTTTGAAAGGCGGTGGAATGATGAAGCAGGAAAAAGAAATTTTATGCACATGTATTAATCATGAAAATTGTCCATTAGACCCGGTTAGTTGCGGATGTTCAATAGAAACTACGACTTTTGAAGATGCTTGTATGGGTAAAAGAACATTCATTCCGGGAATCGAATGTGATAAGTGAGGGATTTATATGAAACATCAAAAAGAATGGTGTACTTGTGATCGTTGTGGTGCGGAAATTAAAAAAGGAATACTGTGCGGAAATTCGGTTACAAGAAACGGCGTTTTTAATACCACATACGACTTGTGCTATAAATGTATGGAAGATTTTGAGGAGTTTATGAGAAATGATAGTTAATATGGGAACCAAAACCTATGAAATGAGCAGCAAGCAGGCAAAAGCTATTCTTGAAACTGCTAAGAAACTTGCGGATTGCAATATATATGGCATCGAAAAAGGCAATATAGTGATTATGCTGAATGAAAAGTATGAGGACGATATGAGCCTTAAAAAAGCCGTAGAGGAGTATAAAAAGAAAGGGTTCAAGGTGCATTGGAAATGAAGAAAATACCAACATTGTTTGAAGTATTGCCTTAAGGAGCGATAATTGATGGAATTTCAATACAGAAAAATGGTACAGGAGATAGCTGACACGGTATTAGACAATGCCACAATCAACAATATTCCGTTTCGTGAATGGATTGATAATGTGAATAATGCTTATGTAAATAAAAAATGCAATCTGACTTCTTGCCGATACAACGCAGATGGCAAGTGTGCCAATGATGAGAAGAGAAAAGAATGTATTGATGTTTGCGAAAAAGTGTTATGCATGAATTGAAAGGAGATTTTATGAAGAAGAAAATTATAGCAATTGCATTAGGATTGACATTGTGCTTGGGAATGACCGGATGTGCATCGTGGGACAGATTTGTGGTAGACATGAAAAGCGATGCAAATGGCGGTATGCAAAGAACCATTACTGTATACACGGCAGATGGTAAAGAACTTGCAACATACAAAGGCAAGATTGACCTTAGCACAAACGATGGTGGATATGTTAAGTTTGACCTCAATGGCAAGAGATATATCTACTACAATTGCTTTGTAGAAAGCATTGCGGATATAAAATAAATAACAATTCAGACCAAGAAAATAGTCTTTAAATAATTTCCGAAACACTAAGAGGTGCGTAAAATATTGGTGTGCTAAGAATAGCTTTTACTACTGACTACGCATATTACCGGCTAACAAACAGTTAGTCATTGCATTACTTTACTTTAAGGAGTGAATACATGGAGTACCAAGGCGCAATTAAAGAAATGGAAAAAGGAATAAAAAGACTTCGAAAAGAATTAGACGAAGCCAAGTTAGGAATAAAAACATCACAGAACGAGTCTCTTATTTGTGATGATACGATGAAAATAGATATTCTTGGAACAGAATACAGAATTGAAACCCACAAAGTATCAGAGGACAGTTTCATGGAGGAAAAAAGTCTTGCAGGATATTGCGGAGAAGATAGCAAGCTGATCGTAATTGCCGACATGTCGGAAGAAAAGTACTTTCCAGATATGAACGAGAAAGAGAAAGAATCATACCGAAAAAGAACTTTAAGGCATGAAATTATCCATGCATTCTTCAATGAAAGTGGTTTATCTGATTCTTCGAATTGCTACAATGGTGCATGGGCAAAGAATGAGGAAATGGTTGATTGGCTTGCAATTCAAGCCCCGAAAATCTTTTCTACGTTCAATAAAATGAATATTTTGTAAACATGCATTACCGGCTACAGATTGATTGTAGCCGCTAACCTAAAACAGTTATAGGCAGAGGTCAAGGCACTTCTGCTTTTTGCGGAGGTGCTTTTTATTTGGCTTCAAAGCAGTTAATCAATGCAGTAAATGGATATGAAAATTACATACAGAGAAAAGGCGTTGATGAACAGGTAATAGATGCCCTTTTGAAAGCGTGCAATGTGGCAATTCGGACGGAAAAAGATGTTGACTACGGATTGACTATAACCGAAAGAACAAAGGCTTTAATCAACGAATTTACGCAGAAAAATGCGGGTGGTAGCATATGGGAACTTGAACGATATGCGCAGAATCACGACATTAAAGGCGGATACAAACTTGTGGATCAGTTCTATGAAGTCTTGCGGTTAGAGAGCTTTTATCGTTTCGAGAGCTTCATCTACTTTATGGAGCGCAAAAGAAATTGGAGTAAACGGTTTTATTATCCGCGCCGCAAAACGCTGAATATAGTTGCCAACGATCTTGAAGATTTGGAAAACAGGAAGATTAAATTTTACGGATTGTCAATGCCATCGCGTGTCGGTAAATCGACTATCTGTATTTTCTTTCTTGCTTGGGTGGCTTTGCGCAGACCAAACAGCCATAGTGCTATGGGTGGTCACTCTGGTATTTTGGCAAAAGGATTTTACAAGGAACTGATGAATCTTTTTACCACGGAAGAATATACGTTTGCTGAACTTTTTGCTTATTGGCATCCGGAATACGCAAACACAACGCTTCCGACAGACAAAAGCGCGGACGAATTTACAATTACACTTGGAGATCCGGACAGATTCGCAACAGTAACGTGCCGTGGTATTGATGGAACATGGACAGGAGCGGTCGATGTTTCAAAAGATGGATATTTATATGTCGATGACTTGGTTCGTGATCGAGAGCATTCATTAAGCCCTACTCGAATGGAAAACACATACCAAGAGTACCTAAACAAGATGGTTGACCGTAAAAATGATGGTGCAAGGGAATTGATGGTTGGTACTCTTTGGAATGTTTTAGATCCATTGGAGCGCATGAGAAAGCAATATGAGCATGATCCACAATACCGATTCCGTAAGATTCCGGCACTTAATGAAAATGACGAAAGCAATTTCGCATATGAAATAAACGGATTTTCCACGGAATACTATCGGGATATGCGAGATAAGCTTGACAATGCCGAATGGATGGCTAAGTTTATGCAGCAACCATATGTCCGCGAGGGATTGCTTTATACGGATTTGAGACTGTTTAACGGAATCCTACCGGACGGAGATTTCCGGCGCATCGGAGTTGTGGATGTCGCCTGGGGCGGCGGCGATAGCTTGTCAATGCCGATAGGGGCAGAATATGAAAACGGTGATGTTTATATTTACGATTGGGTATTCAACAAAGGCCCGAAAGAGGTAACAATTCCTCTTGTTGTCGGACGAATTATCGGGAATGAGATTCGGCAGACAAGATTTGAGGGAAATACAGGAGGAGATCTGTATTGCCAATATGTAGATGAAAAGCTGCAGGAACAGGACTATAAATGCTCATGCACAAGCAGAAAAGCACCAAACAAGGTTGAGAAGTTATCGAAGATCATAGCATATTCCGGTGATGTTAAGAGAAAATTCATATTTCTTGATACGCACAGACCGACGCAGGAGCAAATGAAGAAAGATTCAGATCTTGGAGTAACGAGATATTACAGAAATGACGAATATCAAGCGGCTATGGATGAACTCTCTATGTTTGTAAGTATTGGCGGTAATGAACACGACGATGCGGCAGACGGCTTAACTCAGCTTGAAATGTTTATAGAAAACCCAAACAATACCGCAAAGGTAGAAGCGGCAGTAAACCCATTTAGGAGGTATTAGGATATGACAACAGACAAATATCTTTCACAGATAAGCAGAATTGACCATGCGATTGCAAATAAGCTGGAAGAAATCAAAAGGCTATCCGATATGGCAACTTCTATATCTATATCTCCGAAAGAGGTAGATGTGCAATCATCCGGCAATCCCGACAAAATGGGGAGCGCGGTATCGAAGATTGTTGATTTGCAGAATGAGGTTCAGACACTTGTAGATGAATTGGTTGATAAAAGACGGATTATCATATCGCAAATTGACAGCATGGATAATACAGATGTATATATCGTGCTTTCATCACACTATGTCAATGGAAAAGATTGGAACTTGATCTCTGTTGAGATGAAATATTCCTACAGGAACATTATGAAACTTAGGAAAAGAGCATTGCAGGAGTTTGAAAGACGTTATGGACAGCTTTATTCTGAAAAGAGTGCATAAAAGTACACAATAGTTCACAATCTTTCACAACATTTCCTAAAACTTGCATGGTATACTAAAAGAGTAGAAAAACAAAATCCTACAACCCCAAAAGCATATAACCCGTAAAAGACACTGTCAGAAATGGCGGTGTTTTTTATTTGCAAGAAAGAGACTTCTATGGAAAAAGTAACTATATATTGCCCGGATTGCGGAAGAATTGCCGGACATTATGATGGGAGATCTACGATAGATCATCCGTGTAAATGTAAAAAATGCAATCATATTGTGATTTATCGCGTGGCAACAGGCAAAATTGAAACGAAGCCAATACCAAAACGCGCCTGCAGTAGTGGAGTTTTATTTATATGAATACACAGTATTTTCACGACCTTGTAAAAGGCAGATACGGAAGAAAAATTGCATATGCTAACGTAGAACAGATTACGGCAGACAATATCGTAAATGTTGTCGGAAACTGCATTGGTGCATTTTATTTCAACAAGACGGTCATTCGGTATCTGTGGAACTACTATAAGGGCGATCAGCCGGTATTGTACCGAACAAAGGTGCAAAATGCGGACATAACCAATAAGGTATCTGAAAACCATGCCTATGAGATTGTTCAATTCAAGGTTGGTCAGACTTACGGTGAGCCAATTCAGCTTATCAGCAGGAAAGACGATGACCGGATAAATAATGCGGTTGATGAATTTAACGATTATCTGACCGATGCTAATAAGCAGGAAAAGGACATTAAGGCAGGAGAGTGGCAATCAGCAACCGGAACGTCATTTAAGGCAGTGCAGATTACAAAAAATGGAGATATGCCATTTAGAATTGTTGCACCGACACCAATGAATACGTTTGTTATCTACAGCCGTTCCACAGAAGAACCAATTTTAGCAATCCAAGAGCTTAAGGATGCCGATGGACAGATGTATAAACTCTGCTACACGGATTCATACGAATGCAAGATTGTAAATGGAGAGGTTCGAGATTGGCAACTGCATGGCTTTGGAGGAATCCCGATTGTTGAGTTTCCGAACAACCATGAGCGCATTTCTGATATTGAGCTTGTGATCGGACTATTAGATGCAATCAATACAATGCAGTCAAACCGAATGGATGGAGTTGAGCAGTTTGTTCAGTTTTGGATAAAGTTTGTAAATTGCGACATTGACCCGGAAGCCTTTGAAAAAATGAAGATTTCCCATGCGCTGACGGTAAAATCCAATAATGAGCAGAATAAATCAGATGTTGACATTATGACACAAGAGCTGAACCAGACAGAGTGCCAAGTTGCAAAGGATGATTTGTGGGATAATGCACAGTCCATTCTTGCCATACCGAATAAGAACAACAATAATTCCGGTGGAGATACACAGGGAGCGGTTGAGCTTAGAAACGGATGGGACTTCTCAAAGTCGAGAGCAAAACTGAAAGACCCAATTGTAAAGTCGGCTGAAAAAAGACTTGCGAAAGTTGTTTTGAACGTGATTCGTATACAGGATCACGACTTAGGATTGAGTTTGCGCGACTTTGATGTTCAGATTAACCATAGCCCACAAGACAATATGTACACCAAGTCACAGACATTATATCAGCTTTTACAAGCTGGTATTCATCCGCTTGTGGCAATTAAATCTGTCGGGCTTTGGGGAGATGCAGAAAAGACATTCCTGTTGTCAAAGCCATACTTGGATAATCTGTGGAAAACCATTGATGATGTAGAAGCACAGGAACAGAAAGCACAAGAATTGATAAATAAAATGAATACAGATGGCGCACAGAGCCAGACAAACAAAGATAAGACGGTCACCGAGTAATCGGCGGCTGTTTTTATTTTATAAAAATTCGCAAAGTTGTGAGCGTAAAAATCAACAATGTCGTTCGGTGTCGTTGCACCGTATAAAAATTCGTATGACATATCGGAGGTAATGAATGAAGAGAGAAGATCTGATTGCTATGGGATTAAGCGAGGAAAACGCGGACAAGATCATGGCAGATTACGGAAGTTCCGTACAGAGAGCCAAAGCAAAGGTTGACGAGTACAAGACAAAGGCTGACAAAGCTGAAGAGTTGCAGAAGCAACTCGATGATATCGAACAGGGAAAGCTCACGGAAGTCGAGCAGGCAAATAAGAACCTTGAAAAAGCCAATGCGAGAATCGCTGAACTTGAAAAAGCGCAGGCAATAGCCACGCAGAGAGCCAATGCCGCATCTAAATTTAATGTTACCGCAGAGCAGGCAGCACAAATCGTAAAAGACGATGGCAGTTTTGATTATGACGTTCTTGGAAAGATTATCTCTGAGAAAGAGACCGCCGCAGCACAAGCCAAGGAACAGGAGATTGCAAAAGGCAGTACGAATCCGGGCGGTGGCACGGCTGGCGGCGATAAAGCCGGTACAGATAATAAGACAAATGCTGAAAAGATAGCAGAAAGCCTTATATCTAACGCACCTAAGAACAATGACGTTTTATCACATTACATTCAGCAATAACAGGAGGTAAGAAATGGCAAAGGAAATGAATATGCAGTATGAAAAGACTTTATACGCAGGAGATGTTCAGATTTTAAAGAGAGAGCCTAATGAAGCAATCCCATTAACACTTGATTTTGATGGCGTGACAACTAAAAACGCACAGGGCAAGAAGATTGTCAAAGCAGGTACTCCAATCGGAGCAAATGGCAAGGCTGACAATACGGCTACGGTAGTGGGTATTTTGAGATTTGATGTAACAGAGGACAGGCCACAAGGAGTGCTGCTTAAGAAAGCATATCTTAACACGAAAGTAGCAGAAGCGCATTCCGGCGTTACATATGACGCAGAAGTTAAGACAGCTCTTCCAATGATTGTATTTGAATAATAACAGGAGGTAAATAGATGTTAATTAATGAAGTATTAGACAGTAAGTCTATCGCATTATCGGCAACAGAAAACGCTAGTAATCAGATACCTTATCTTGGTTTACAGTGGTTTCCAGAAAGAAAGAAGCAGGGACTTGATTTAAGTTGGATTAAGACACACAAGGGTTTGCCGGTTTCACTTGCGCCATCTAATTTTGACACAATCCCAACTCTTAGAGCTAGAGGCGGATTAAGTAAGGAAAAAACACAGATGGCATTTTTCCGCGAGGGAATGACAGTTGGTGAAGAGGAAATGCTTGAAATCGAGCGTATTCAATCAGAAGACGACCCTTACCTTGCAAGTGCTTTATCAAGTGTATATGACGACACTAACAACCTCGTAAGCGGCGCAGAAGTTGTACCGGAGCGCATGAGAATGTCACTTCTTTCTACAAATGCAGGTCATCCGGTAATTGCTATTGTAAGTGATGGCGTTCAGTACGCTTATGATTACGATAAGGATGGCTCATACGCAAAAGACCATTACGCAAAGTTATCCGGCACAAGCATGTGGAGCGATACAGCTAATTCAAAGCCACTTACAGACCTTAACAATGCAAGAAAGAAGTTACGGAAGCAGGGTAAGATTGCTAGATACGCACTTATGAACAGCAATACATTCCAATATCTGCTTGACAATGCACAAATAAGAAACTCAATTCTTGCACAGAACCTTACAGCAACTATTGAGGTTGACGATGATACTGTTATTTCGGTGGTACAGAAGAGGGCGAAGCTCACTATCGTACTTTACGATAAGATGTACATTGATGATGATGGCAAAGAGCAGTACTTCTACCCGGATAACAAGGTTACACTTCTTCCAGAAGGCAGCCTTGGAAGCACTTGGTTTGGCACTACACCGGAAGAAAGAACTGCAAGACAGGTACCTGATGTTGATGTAACAACATATGGTGTAGGTATTACAGTCGCTACAAAGACAGAGTATGGACCACCTATGAAGATGTCAACATTTGCATCTGAGGTTGTACTTCCATCATACGAGAATATGGATAGCACATTTGTATATGAGGTTCATAGCGAAGAGTAGGGGGTGCAACTATGAAATATCCATATATAGTGATTCATAATGGTAAATGGTACAACGCAGGAGAAGAGGTGCCGGAGAGTAATTCTCCGGTATCTTCCGTTGGGTATACAAAGACCGAAATCAACAGAATGAGTACCGCAGACTTGCAAAAACTTGCCACGGAGCAGGGGATTGAAAACGCACAAGCGACAAGCGGTGCGGAACTGAAAGAAATTCTGATTGCAAAGTTTAAATTGTAGGAGATCGCTTATGTCATACACACTTGTCGAACAGGTAAAGATTCGTTTAAAACAATTTCATATAGAAGAGGTAGAGGATGAAGCGACCGGGGAAAAGTCCGATAAAGTTGTGTTTGATGAAAAAGAATGTAACCCTTTGATTGAACAGCTTTTAGAGCAGGCAAGAAAAGAGATTATCAGCAGACGGAACTATCCGGACACATACACGCAAGACCAGATTGACAGTGATGTTAAGAACTATGAAAACATTATGGTCAATTTGGCAGTGTACGACCGGTCACAGGCAGGAGAAGCATACATGGCAAGTTTCTCCGAAAACGGCGTGAGCAGGACATGGAAAGACCGTGAAAGCCTTTTTGCTGGTGTATTTCCGTTTGTTAAAGCTATGTAAATATCGCCTATAGGGCATTAAAGAAGATTGAGCGTGACCATTATGGTTGCAGGCGGCGCACATTAAGCGGTGGTGGGCAGTGCGTCAAAAGGAGATTCAAATGAAAAGTATTTTGATTCAAACTTATCTTGTGGCACTGCCAATAGTGCTTGGATATATAGTTTGGCTTCTTAAACAGCAAAAGAAAAGCAGGGATGCGAACAGCAAAGGAACAATGCTCCTTTTGCGCGTCCAGCTTATTGAATACCATGCAAAGTACACCAGAATCGGAGAAATACCGTCATATGCCTATCAAAACTTCTGTGAGATGTATGATGCGTACCATGCGTTAGGTGGAAATGGAATGGTTACGAAAATGAAACATGAGATTGAAGAGATTCATATAGGGAAAGGAGATAAAAGCCATGAGGAATTGGAAGGATTGGACTAAGAAAGCCGGCATCCGAGCAATCAAGACTGTTGCGCAGGCAGCGATTGCCGGAATCGGAACGGCGGCATTTATGGGCGCGGTGGATTGGAAATATGTTCTTTCTGCATCAGTCCTTGCCGGAGTGTTATCGCTTCTGACAAGTGTTGCCGGAATCCCAGAGGAAAACACCAATGCTTGACATTAACAAGCAGGAAATGAAGTATTCTCAATCCGGTCAGAGGGTATTCATCCCACAAACTGATGAAAATGGAGATATTGTCTATGAAGGGTACAAGGATTCCGATGGAAACTTTGTACCTTATTTAGATTCCGAAGGCAACAAGATTCCAAAAGGTGAGGAAGTTGAAGGGTTTTCAGAACCTACGACATTCCGAGCAAATATCAGCAATAAGCTGTCAGAAGCCCTTGTGAAAGAATTTGGAATTGATGATAGTACATCATACTGTCAGCTTGTCACGGATAAAGGATATTTGCCACTGAAAGCCGGTGATGTGGTGTGGAAACGTTCGGAAGTCAAACACACTGATGATGGACTTGTGGATTCAGAAACCGCAGATTACATCGTAAAAGGCGTTGCCGATGAAGGGCTGACCACAGATTTATTTTTGCTTCGGAAAAATATTAAGTAGGTAATCACATGGCAAAGAAAACTATTTCAATGACACTATCCACTAAATCCATACAAGCCGCCATAAAGGAATTAGAAAAGTACCGCGATAGTTTACAGGCTAAATGCGATTTACTTGTTTCTAGGCTTGCACAGATAGGTCAGACGGTGGCAATACAACACATATCGGAATCACCATTAGGAAACACGATAACGGTAAGGGTAGATAAAGCACCGCAGTTAATGACCTCGAACGCGATTCTCATTGCGACCGGAAAAACGGTAACGGCAGAAGATAGAGAACCATTCTATACTTTGTTGGCGGTAGAGTTTGGAGCCGGTATTTTTTATAATTCCGCAGAGAACCCCAAAGCACCGGAACTTGGATTCGGTGTCGGCACTTATCCTGGGCAAATACACGCTTTTGAAGATGGTTGGTACTATTGGGATGATAAGACCGAAACATGGCGTTATACCCACGGTATCAAAGCCACAATGCCAATGTATAATGCGGAACAACAGATTATTCAACAGTATGTAAAGATTGCAAGGGAGGTATTCGGTGGAAAATGAGTTAAATAGTTGGGCACTTGATTTTGAAGATACCGTTTACCGATTGCTGAAAGTTTACATGGAAAGCAAAGAAATCGGAATCAAGGTAACGCAGGACGAGGAATCGAACGGAACACCTGTTTTTCCAACACTTCTTATACAACAGATTGGATTTACAGAAGCCGGGAGAGATACAGAGTCTTATTTTATTAACGCAATTCGCCCAACATTTCAAATTACAATAACAAATAAAGGAAGAAGGGAAAAGATTAAGGACATTGCAGAGTATGCAGTGTCCTTTTTTAAATCAAAAAATTTTGATGTTTCAAATGCTGTGTTCACGATTTCCAAGCAAGTGCGCACGGCAACTTTTCGCGTATCGCGAATTATTGGAGCGTATGAAAATTTAGCATAGCCGCGAGGCAGAAAGGAAGCAGAAAATCATGGCATCAACAAGTTATAAGTCGCGTGTGATTATTAAAGAGCACACAGCGGAACAAGCCGACTTTGCAGGGACTTACAACCTTTTACTTGCTGCAAAGTCTATTCCATCTCCGGCATCACCGCCAAACACGGTTGAGTCAACCACGATGGAAGACCCACAGCAGACATTTGAGAAAGGTATTAAGACAGCGGATTCCCGGGAAATCACAGGAAATCTTGCAAAAGAATATCTGGAAAACATCGAAAAGCTGGGAGATAAAAAGGTTGACATTATCCACCTGTACGGTACAGATGGAATCGGTGGCGTGGCAAAATACGCATACACCGGAACTGTTACCGCGACACCGAATGATGTAGGCGGTGTAGATGAAATCCTTGAAATGACCGCAACTGTTATTCCAAGCACGGCATCAGAGCTTGTTACGGATAAGCTGAAAGTCGTTGATAACAACGATGGAACATTCACTGTAACAGTGGTGGGGTAAAAAGCCTATCGGACGAGCAATCGACCGCACCGGTAGGCGAGGATGATCGGTCGATAGCAGAACTTGAAGCAATGAGATAAGCAACAATGGGGCGGTGGCAACACTGCCCCTTGCCAATATAGGGCAGAAAGGCAAGGTAAAACATGAAAGTTAAATTAGGTGGAAAAGAATATACAATTCAGTTTGCAACGAGACCATCATTAAAATCACATATCTTACAGGATATTATGAAGACACAGGACATGGAAGATATTTCTTCTATGGAAGATATTCTTCTTGAAACACTTCCTAAGACGCTTCTTGTGGGATTGCAGATGCATCACAATGAAGAATTTGGATATGATTACAAAACAAACGAAGGCTACGATGAGCAGCTTGAGAAGGTGTCTAACATTCTCTATGACGCGATTGACACAAACGAGATTAACTGCATGGATTTATTTGCTGATATGCAGAAGGAAATGATGACAAACGGTTTTTTAGCGCAGATGATGGAGTCGTTGGAGAGAGCGCAGGAGCAGGAACAGGAGAAGAAAAAGACCCCATCCAAAGCGAAAGCCAAGAATTAACATGGGAATATTACGTTGCGGAAATCCGTCCGTTTTACCTTGTGGTAACGAAAGGCTACGGATTTTCCGTTGATGATATAGATATGATGAATCCAGAGTTGCTTAAGCCTTATGTGGATGCATATAAGGCAGAATGGAAGCAACGCGACATGGAAATGTATATGTGGTTTGGCAGATATGCAACGTCAGCATTTGTGACCGCAATAGATGCGACATTCGGCAAGGGCAATAGTAAGTACGTGAAAGAAACTTGCTATGATTCCATCGAAAAGCATAATACGGACGATCCCGATGCGGAGATACGAGAAATGCTTAAGGCAGAAGAAGCATGGGCGGCTGAATCAAGGAAATCACATTTACCAAAGCCAAAGATAGTTTAAGAAAAGAGGTATTGCTATGGCAGTAATTATCGGAAGTGCTAGGCATGATGAACACGGCAACTGCTATTCTGGTGGAAAAGCCGGAGACCAGACCGGACAGGAAGTGTCTACGCAGAAGTTTTACAACCATTCTAAAGGATGGTACGTGCTAAGGGCGAAGAACGATAAAGTTGCGGAGAAGTTAGCCGAGGCTATGCAGATTGCATCTGACAACAAAAATATTGGCTATGACCAATCGGAACGCTACGGAGTCATTAAGCATGGCATCAACACAAAGGTAAAGACGGAATGCGATTGTTCTTCCCTTGTACGTGCTTGTATTATCTATGCATCCGGCAAGGATGTGGGAGATTTCAATACATCTAATGAACGACCGGTAATTTTGAAATCCGGTTTGTTTGATGATATGGGTTCTTATCATGCCGGTTTTATTCTTCGCAACGGAGATATTCTTGTGACACGCATAAAAGGGCACACAGTTATTGTTGTAAAAGGTGCAAAGAAATGCAAAGCCAAGTATTATCCGAAGTATACCGGAAATTCCGGTTCAATTGTTGAAGCATTAAAAGCGGTTGGGGAAGATGATGTGTCGAAAGAACATCGCGCGGAAATCGCAAAAAAGAACGGATTTTCCAATTTTAAGTTTACATCAGAGGAAAATTCAAAGATGCTTTCTCTTCTGAAAAAGGGAAAACTGAAAAAGTAATTCAAGGGCGGTAGGGGTCAAATCCTACCGTCTTTTTAACCGGCTATCAATGTGGAAGATAGCCGCTAACCTAAAAAAGTTATAGGAAGTTGGTGGATAAATGGAATTAGAGTCTCTTGAAATAAAAATCCAAGCACAGGCACAACAGGCAAGCGGTCAGATAGACGCGCTTGTGACAAGACTTGGGCGATTATCTTCCGCGCTTTCTGGACTTAGTACCGGAAATCTGAATAGTCTTTCCACAGGGGTAAACCGACTTGCAGGGGCAATGACGGCAATGCGTGGAATTGACACCCGGACTTTTTCTGCGGTTGCAAGAAATATAAGCAAATTAGGCTCTATCAACAGCAGACAGATTAATGCCGCGGCTGGTTCTATGCGTCAGATTTCCAATGCATTAAAAGGGATTTCTGGAATGTCGGCATCCGTTAAGGGTCTGACCGACCTTGCGTCTGCAATCAAACAGCTTGGCTACCAGAGTTCCACCAAGGCGATTGAAAATATCCCGAAACTTGCCATGGCAATGCGACAGCTTATGTCCGAACTGTCGAAAGCCCCTAGTGTAAGCCGGAATATTATTGACATGACAAACGCATTGGCAAAATTATCACGTACCGGTGGAGCGGCAGGAACAGCGGCAAAGAGTATAACAAGCTCATTTAGTGGATTTAGTTCCAGTGCTTCTGCGGTTACCAAGAAGTCGTTTTCTCTTGCGTCAGCAATCGGAAAAGTGTATGCAACGTACTGGGCTTTATTTCGCGGATTTAGGCTACTTGGAGACGCTATTGACATATCATCCTCACTGACAGAGGTTGAGAACGTTGTAAGGCAGACATTCGGGCAGTATGAAAGCCTAATTAACAATTTCGCAAAAACATCCATTGAAAAATTTGGTATGTCTGAACTGTCTGCAAAGCAGTTCGCAAGTCGTTTCCAAGCTATGGGAACTGCCCTTGATATTCCGCAAGGGCAAATGGCAAAAATGTCTATCCGGTTGACAGAATTAGCCGGAGATATGGCTTCATTTTATGATGTGAGCCAAGAAGATATTGCCAAGAGTCTGCAATCTGTATTTTCCGGTACTACGGCACCTATGCGGCGTTATGGTATCGACTTGACACAGGCAACATTAAAGGAATGGGCTTTAAAACAAGGACTTGATGCGAACATTTCCTCGATGACGCAGGCTCAAAAAGCTATGTTGCGTTATCAGTATGTGCTTGCGCATACAACCAATATCACCGGAGATTTCGCACGTACAGCCGATACATGGCATAACCAGATAACCATGCTTAAAGAGAACTTCAAAGCACTTGGAGCGGTTGTTGGTGGTGGTTTAATCAATGCATTCAAGCCATTTATCAAGGTACTTAATTCAGTTCTGCAAAAGGTTATTTCCTTCGCAGAGATGGTAACAAATGCTTTAGGTTCTATCTTCGGATGGAAGTATGAAGCAAGCAAAGGGGCAGGAATCAGCGGTCTTGCTGATGATATTGGAAGCGCATCTGACGGCATGGACGATTTAAGCAATGCCGCAGGAAACGCAGGGAAAAACACGGGTGGTATCGCAAAAAATGCCAAGAAAGCAAAAAAGGAAATCCAACAGGCAACTCGTGCATTTGATGAATTAAAGGTTATTTCAAAACAAAGTAAAGATAATACTTCCGGTTCCGGGAATAAAGGTTCTGGTTCTGGATCTGGTTCAGGTGCTGGTGGCGGCACCGGTGCTGATGGTGGATTAGTTCAGACGGACACCATCTTTAAGAAATTCAAAAGCAAAATCAAAGACCTTGAACAGTTGGGAGAGTCTATTTCCGGTGCGTTAATTAACGCAATGAAAAAAATTAAATGGGAAAAAGTGTATGCAAAAGCTGAAGGTTTTGGAAGGGGATTAGCCAAATTCCTTAACGGACTATTTAAAGGGCAAAAAGGAACAACGCTTTTCGGAGAAACCGGAAAACTGATCGCAAATTCATTAAACACGGTGCTTCATGGATTGGATTCGTTTGGAACGACATTTAATTGGAAGCAATTTGGAAATTCAATCGCAGACGGAATAAACAAGTTTTTCCAAAACTTTGACTTTGCATTATTGGCTAAAACGCTTAATTCGTGGGCGCAGGGCGCGTTTGATACAGTTACGACAGCATTAAGTAAAATTTCATGGAAGGATGTATGGAACGGAGCAAAGGAGTTTTTAAGCAACCTAGATGTAAAAACAGTTGGAATCATAATCGGTGCGCTGACAATCAAAAAAATTCTTGGATTACATCTTGCAAAAACCGCACTTGATATAATCGGAACTTCCATTTCAAAAGCAATAGCTGGTTCACTTGCATCAAGGCTTGGCGTTGAAATTGCGGCAAATGAGGGAATCTCGGCAGTATTGTCTACCGCTTTGTCAAAAAAAATAGGTGGGGCGTTTGCTACACTTGGAACAACTGTTTCAGCTGGTGTCAAAGCTTTATTCGGTAGCGGTGCGGCAGAGAGCGCACTTTCTTTTATCAGCCCGGTAGCAAAAGCTATAACCGGGATTGGCTCTGTTGCGATTGGCGCATTTACTGCAATATCAAACTTTGTGACCATGTTAAAGAACGGATTCAGTTGGCTTAATGAAGCACTTATGCTTGTCGGAGTTACGATTACGGCAGTCGGAGCGGTTATTTTAGGGGTAGCGGCAGCACCTGCAGCGATTACCGCAGGAATAGTAGCCAGTGTTGCAACGGCGGCTGTAGTAGTCAAGGATCATTGGAAAGAAATAAAAGGAATTTTCTCAAAAGCAGGAGATTGGTTTAATACTAATGTGATTAAGCCAATAAGCGGTTTTTTTAAGGGATTATGGGAATCTGTTTCCGGTTTTTTCTCTTCTTTATGGAAAGATATATCCGGTGTATGGAAAACAGTTTCTGGATGGTTCAATACTAATGTTATAACTCCTATTGTTTCATTTTTCCAAGGATTTTCGAAAAGAGTTGGTCAAATCTTTCAAGGATTGTGGATCATTGTCAAGGCTGTATGGATTGTTGTTTCTGATTGGTTTAAATCAAAGGTAATAGAGCCAATAAAGAAGAATTTTGAATTATTGAAATCGGCAGTATCAACCGCATTCAAGGTTCTATGGACAACTGTGAAATCTGTATGGGCGGTGGTTTCCGGTTGGTTTAAGGAGCATGTTACAACACCTATCAAGAATGCTTTTAGCTCAGCAAAAGAATCTATTCAGAAAGCTTTTAGCGCGGCAAAGACAGCGGTAACCGGTGCGTGGAATAGTGTTTCTAGTTGGTTTAAAGAACATGTAACCACCCCGATAAAAAATGCTTTCTCGAAGATGAAAGAAAGTGTAGCTGAAATATTCAGCAAATTATGGAATAGCGTGAAAAGTGGTGTTGCCGGGGCAATGAACACCGTAATTTCAAGAATTGAAACAGCAATAAATTCATTGATCGGTGGAGTGAATACCGTTTTGAGAGGGTTCAACAGTGTTGTTTCTGCGGCGGCTAAAGTAGCAAAGGTAAAGTGGAGCGGAGTCGATCTTGTGCCGAAAGTGAGCCTACCTAAAGTAAAGGCTTATGCAACGGGCGGTTTTATGGATAAATATAGCATAGCAACAGTTGGAGAAAATGGACTTCCGGAAATTATGGGAACAGTCGGAGGTAAGCCAGCGGTCGCAGGAAGCCAAGAAATTACCGGAATCAAAGATGCTATCAATTCTACTTCCGCACAAGAAGTTTCCTTATTGCGACAACAAAATCAGCTATTACAAGCTATTTTACAGAAAAATTTCGGAATTACTACAAGCGACATAGGAAAAGCTGCAAGGGATTATGGTAGAGAACATTACAATCGAACCGGAGACAATGTATATGTTTTTTAGTGACTTCTATAATAGAACGTGATATAATTCTAAATAAATCATATCACAAGAAAGGAGTCATTATGAGAAGCACAAAAAAATTATTAGTAGCGATGGGGTTGGCATTTGCCGTTTTGATTTCGGCTATGCCAATCCAAAATGCAGATGGGAAACAGATTGTTGCACAGGCGGCAACTATCAAATTAAACAAGAAAGCCATTTCGCTTGATGTTGGGAAAACACAGAAATTGAAAGTTACCGGAACAAAAGCAAGAGTTAAATGGAGTTCAACCGAACCAAGCATTGCAAAGGTAGGTAAAAGCGGAATTGTTACGGCGGTATCATCCGGAACGGCAACGATCAATGCTAAAGTTGGAAAGAAAGTGATGTCTTGCAAAGTAAGTGTGAAAGAGAAAATCAACAGACTTGCATACGAAGATTCGAGCATTAGGGTTTACTTTACAGGGCTAAAGAAGGGAACGTATCCGGACGAACTTATAGCTTGCTTGACAATCGAAAATATTACAGACAATAATATTACGGTTAATTCTGACACATCATCAGTAAATGATGTTATGGCAGAAGGAGCGTTATATCAAGATCTATCTCCACATAAAAAAGCCTATGTAACGTGGTGGACAATGGATGATAACATTGTGAGCTTGCCAATAAAGAATATTGACAACATACAACTATCGCTCGTTGTATGGAATGAAGATTCGGAAGATTCCGACTACTACGTGACAGATTCTTTTGGGTTACTAAAATGAGTTAAAGGATTTTTGGGAGGAATTTGATCATGAAACAAAGTGGATGGGGAATTGCATCTTTAGTGTGCGGAATAGCAGGCATTTTGTTAGCGTGTGTTGCGATAGGTGTAGTTCCTGCAATAATCGGTCTCGTATGCGCAATAATTGCACTTACGCAAAAATGGAAAGGGCATGGAACTGCAATTGCAGGTCTGGCTTGTTCAATAGTTGCGATAATTATTTTTATTTTTGCGGCACTTGTATTTGACGAAAGCGATTCAGACCAACCTAAAAAGTTGAAAACAGTCGAGATACGGAAGTATTGGACGATGAAACGGAAGAATCGACCGATTCATACGATGACTACTTCACATTAGGCGATTCGGTTGAGACTAATGACTTGATAATAACATTTTCATCTGCAAAATTAACATTGGACGATGTTGCGTATCAAAGTCCTGATGATGGAAATGCGTTTATGAAACTAGATTTCGAGTTTGAAAATATATCAGATGAAGATCAAGACATTTCTGGATATGATTTTTCGGCATACGCAGACGATTATGCTGTTGATTACATAGACAGCACATTTGACACAACGCTTAGTCCGGGTAAAAAAACTAAAGGTTCAATATATTTTGAAGTGCCTATGGACACGAATGTTTTTGACACAGAATACAGTACAAGCTATTATGGAAATTCAAAAGTAAAATTTTCAATAGTGGCAGAAGAATAAAAGTTGATTGACACAAAATCAAAAATAGTCTATCCTTATTACTAAGGAAACAACCTTATCCGTGAAGATGCGGATTACTTACTCGAACGCCATACTGTACGAAAGAGGAAACCAATGTGATTTCACAAGTGGCTTCCTCTTTTTTATTCAGATAAAAATGTATGGAGGTAGACACGAATGAAAAAATCACAACTTATGCTTAAGATTCAAAACGGCATTGAGGTATTTGAGAATCCAATATTCGGACAGATTAGAATGGCCATGGTCGATGATGAACCATGGTTTGTTGGAAAGGATATATGCGAAGTATTTGGAGATACGAATTACAGAAGAAGCCTTTCAAATATTGATGATTCTGATAAGGGTGTGTCACAAATTGATACTCCCGGTGGAAAACAAAGAATGACGGTTGTTAATGAAAGCGGTTTGTATTCCTTGCTCTTTCAGATGCAACCACAGAAAGCAAAGGGTGTGTCACAAAACGACTCCCTTATAAACGAAAGAAAAGAAAAACTTCATAAGTTCAAACGTTGGGTAACATCCGAGGTTCTCCCTACAATCCGTAAAACAGGTGGGTATGTCAATAATGATGAATTATTTATTTCCACTTACCTGCCGTATGCAGATGAAAACACTAAGCTGATATTTTCACAGACATTAAAAACTGTTAGAGAGCAGAACGAAACCATTAAAAGGCAGCAGAAAGAAATCATCCATAAAGAAGATGTTATTATCGGACTCGTTGATGATATTGACTTGGCAACTAAGAGACAGCGGATAACGCAGATTGTCTGTTTCGGTGCCGATGGAAAGTATCAAGAACGCTATTCATTGCTTTATGGAGAATTTGAAAGGAAATATCACTGCAACCTTAAATCAAGGATGGAAGGGTGCGCACTCAAACCAAAAGTAAGAAACAAGATGGATTATATCGACAGGGAAATGGGAATGATTCCGCAGTTGTACGAAATCGCTTGCAAACTTTTTGAAAACGATGTAGAAAAGCTGAAATCTGAATGGGAATCAGTAGTAGCTTAAAATTTAATCAAATGGATAGCATCTACCAAACGGTAGGTGCTATTTTTATACCCATTTTTAGGAGGTAAACGATGGGATATGGCGGATATTTAGTAAAGTTTGGGAATTATACCATACCGAACAATTTAATAAAGCAGGACACGTTTAGTTCCTATGTAAATATGCAGGACAAAGACCCTTGGACGGATGAAAACGGATATGAGCATCGTGATGCCGTGGAACTGAAAGCCCTAAAGGTCGAATTTGAAACCAAAGCCATGCTGACCGAAAAGCAGTTTGATGATTTTTGGAAGAATATTGAGAAGAACTATACCAAGGCAAAGGAGCGCGGTGGCTATATCACGGCATACGTGCCGGAAAAACGCGGATATGTGACACAGTACGGATATATCGCTGATATTCAGCCTACGTTCTATTCTGTGGCAAATGGGAAGATTAAGTATGACGCAATCAAGTTTTCATTTATAGGCGGTGTGTATGATAAATAGTAGTTTGAAAGAAAAGTATTGGGATTCCTCGACAGATAAACAGATGGTTATATCTGTTGTTGGAACGAACCAGAAGATAGACAATTCGATGCTTGAAATCGGTACGTTCGCTCTCGAAGAAAGCCTTTGTTCGGAGTCTGAATTAAAGTTTGGAGCGTGCGAAGCGAATTGTGTAAAATTCACGGCACGAAACACCGCAGGAAACATTATTGGAAAGACAATCTCTATTGAAGAAACAATTGACGGAGATAGCGAAAATCCGATGCCATACGGAGTTTTTAAGGTGGCATCCGATGTTCCTACGGCTGACCGTACAAAACGGCAGATTACGGCATATGACGCGATGTACGACATTATCAATACGGATGTAAAATCTTGGTATGCAGGACTTAGCTTTCCAATGACGCTTAAACAGTTCCGTAATAGCTTTTTTGCGCATCTTGGAATTTCGCAAGTAGAAACAAGCCTTGCCAATGATTCTATGACGGTCAATAAGACGATTGTAGCCACACAGACGGACGATTCAAGCGCGGTCACAGAAGAGTCTGCTATCAGTGGAAAAACCGTTGTAACGGCAATCTGTGAGATTAACGGATGCTTTGGAAATATCAACCGGAATGGCAAGTTTGAGTATGTCTTTCTGAAAAAAATCGTAAGCGCACTTTATCCGGCAGAAGATTTATTTCCATCTGACAATTTATTTCCGTCTGACGCAAATACAGAGTCCATGACCGGACACTATATCACGTTTGATTACGAGGACTTCCAAAGCAAGGAAATCACACAGCTAGAAATCAAGACAAGCGAAGATAACGCTGGTGCTATTGTTGGAACTGCCGGAAACAACTATTCGATTACAGGGAACTTTCTTGTATCAGACAAGACCGGAGCAGAGCTGGAACAGATTGCAAATAACCTATTGCCTATTATGGCACAGGCGGCATACACACCGATTAAAAGTTGCACCTGTGTCGGAAATCCATGTCTGACACTTGGGGAACCAATCCGATTCAATACCACGAGAGAGATTGTTGAAACGTATCTATTGCAACGCACTTTAACCGGAGTACAAAGCAAGAGAGATTCAATCTCGGCACAGGGCACGCAGACACACTCTGCAAAGGTTAATTCTATCAGAGATACGATTGAAAGCGTGGAAAGACGTACCGGAAAGTTAGAGAGGAACGCAGACCATCTTCAATCCACGTATGAGGATTTAGAAAAACAGACAAGCTCTAAATTTGAGCAGACCGCAGAAAGTATTGCTACAGAAGTAAAGCGCGCTACAGATGCTGAGGGAGAATTGAAGTCGAATATCACGCAGACAGCAGACGCAATTACTGCAGAAGTCACGCGAGCACAAAAAGCGGAAGGGCAATTAGACGCATCATTGGAATTGAAGCTGGGTAGGGATGAGAATGACCAAGTTATTTCTATGATTAATGCCAGTGCCGACCAGATTGTGTTACGCGGAAACCGATTGATTGTAGAGTGTAACAATTTCGAGCTGGACGCTCTTGGACGAGTACATATAATAGACTCTCTGCTTTTTGACAGCGGTGACGCATATGGAGTAGAGATATTAAGTCATGACGGAAGAAATAATGCATTTTTGCAGAACGTTAGGTTGGATTTATCGTCTGTTACTGACGCAAACGAGGAAAACTTGGCAACTGAAAGTTATGTTGACAATTCGCTGAGCGACTACGCAACCAAAAGCGAATTGCCAAGTGGGTATTTTACAGATGTAGATTATACACTTAATGATAGCTCTACAACCAAGTATTCGCCCAGACACTTTAATAAAGTGTCTAATTTTGGCTCGAGGGAAAGTACCTTGGATATCGAGGGTCTTTTGATTTCTATTCCGAGTTCCGATAAAAGGCTGAAAAATAATATACAATCATTAAGGGATATTAAAAGCGTTTATATGGCAATGTGCCCGGTTGAATATACATGGAAACCCGGATACATCACGCAACACACAGGCTTACAGTTTGGTTTAATTGCGCAGGATTTAGAGAAGATTTTGCAGGATGCCGGATTGTCCGATAGCGGACTTGTACTAAAAGAAAATGCCGAAGAGGATGAAAAAGCAATTCACGGAGATTCAAAGACATGGAAAATTGACAAGGAAAATCTCCATGCAATGCACATACAGATGATCCAGATGCAGCAGAAAGAAATCGAACTTTTGCAGCAGAAAAACGAAGATCTGGAACGCAGATTATCAGCGTTAGAAAGGAGTGTGAACCATGCAGAAAATTTATAGCCGGACATACTGGGAGAATTTTCCAAGCGAGAAAACAGCAATTGATGCCATGCGGTTAAATAATGCGGAAGCCGGCATTGACAATCTGGATGATCGTGTGGTTGCTATGGATGCGTCTAAGGTTGATTTGGCAAAGGCAAATGAGCTTGTGAAAGAAATTCTGTGGGATGAATCAAAGGGAACGATCACTGTTGTGAAAATGAACGGTTCCAAAGCAGTCATTGATACTAAGTTGGAAAAGCTGGCCGTAAACTTTACATATGATCCGCAGTCGCAGCAGTTGATTATCACGCTGGACGATGGCACAACGCAGAATGTTGATTTGTCCGCTCTGATCACGCAGTATGAATTTATAGATAGCAATACCATTGCATTTGAAATTAGCAGTGACGGTAAGGTGTCCGCAATCGTGAAAGAGGGAAGTATCCAAGAAAAGCATCTGCGCCCAGATTATCTTGCAGATATTAAAGTGGAATCTGCCAAGGCGGTAGCATCTGCCAAAAGCGCAGGGGTGTCCGAAACCAACGCGGCAAAATCTGCCACAGACGCAAAGGACAGCGCAGACCGGGTACAGGGAATCGAAGACGAGATTAACAAGAAACTCACAATGACAGAATTTGATGTGAATGAGGATGGAGAGTTGATTTACACGGACAATTCTGCTTATAACTTTGTCGTTGATAATGACGGAAATTTGAATTGGGAGGTGGCTTAAATGGCTATAGCAGGAAGAGTGGCAATTGTGCCAAAGGATGACTATGACGCATCCTTGATTTACAAACGGTTGGATGCAGTAATGCATAACAACACGCTTTACATTGCGAAAAAGAATGTTCCGGCAGGGAAAGTACCTGGAGCAGATACAAAAGACTATTGGATGAGCGGACCATCCGCAGGAGCAAGTAAACCAGCGACAACCACATCTAACGGTCTAATGTCCGCAACCGACAAAAAAGCAATTGAGGTTTTGAAAAAACCGCTGGCTACTTGCGCGACCGGTCGAGCTACGGCGGCTAAAGTTGCAACATTGGCAAACTTTGTATTACAAGTCGGTACGAGCATTGCGGTTAAATTTACGGATACGGTGGGCACAGCAAATCCAACAACCGGGAACCTTACACTTAATGTAAATGGCACCGGGGCGAAAACTATAGGATATGTTCGAAACGGGAATAAGGCGGCTATTTCTTATGTAAGCGGAAATTTCTTCTATAATAATGCGACCCATATATTTACTTATGATGGTACATTTTGGTTGTGCATGGACTGGAATGCTGATAATAACACAACATATTCTAATTTTGTAAAATCAGGTGCTGGTGCGAAAGCCGGTCTAGTTCCTGCACCATCGACTACAGCAGGAACGAGTAAATATCTAAGAGAAGATGGCACATGGCAAACACCACCGGACACGAAAACAAGTGTAGTGAATAATCAGACAACCACGGTTGCCGGATATGCGTTAGACGCGCGGCAGGCGAACCCAAATATTGATGGGACGCTTGCAAAGCAGATAAGTGATTTAAACGGCAGTTTAGGAACTTTCGATTTTATCCCAGATGGTAGCAATTTAAATTATTACACATCTGGAGTATATATGATTGGGAACACTGATAAATTAGAAAATTCGCCAGATGCAAGTTGGTCAATTCTCATTGCATTTGGTTCTGATTTTATATATAGTGTTCAAATCGTTATAAGTGTGATCGATAGCAAAAATAGTATATATGTAAGAACCAAAAAGGAAACAAATGAATGGTGTCCTTGGTTTAAAAAATAAACAAAAATACAAATTAAAGTGTTCTCCACTCAGACCATTCAGTTTTCCATGCACAATTGCGTACTTTAATGTCCATATCAAAACCGGAAGTAAGGATTTGGCACCCGAAATAAGAACCATTGTTTTCACCAAAACTAAATCCAAATACACTTTCGCCTGTAGGACACACAAGAAAATATACGAATACACCTGACTGCAAATCTGCAAAATATTTAGGGTTTTGGCTGGTTATTTTGGTATCATCTATAAATTTTACAACTAGGGGAATGTTTATTTTTAAACTGCCGTTTAAATAAGTTTAGTAACTCGTAAATTTGCACATAGAAAGGAATAAAAATTATGGACAAAATTATTTTGAAAAACAAAACAGAGTTCGAGATCGCCGAAGGAGCGAGTCTCGGCAATATTCAGATTCAGTCGAAAGACTTTGATGGAATCAAGTCAATCATAGATGCCTTCTCGGAAGAGAACATCTCAAAGGTCACATTTACACACAATGATCAGGCTTCTGGAGAGTATGAGAATCTTAAGTGCGAGGGATTCTCATATATGCCTAACATGGGAGAAGATGGCGCAGAAGATGGTACATATACCGTAACGGTAAGACTTAGAACAAAGACGGAAATGGAAAAGGCAATTGATGAGCTTAAAGCAGGACACGAAGCAAACGCAGAAGCAATCGAAGAATTGGCAAGCATTACCGCAGAAAGTGAGGTGTAGGATATGGTTAAATTCTACGTGAGACGTATTCTGGTAGACAAGAAAATGACAATTGATGAAGTGCCGATGCGTTGGCGCGCAAAAGTGCAAGAAGAGATTGAGAAACAGCTTTCCGCTTCTCTGTAATGACATTTTCTGTCGAAACTTGCGACCGAAAAATGTTGAAATCATGCATATTACAGTGATACTATGGACTTGTCCGAAAGGACACTTCAAGTTCTGGCATGGGTGGGGTTTGGCATGGCTCCGCCCATAATTGGGGATTGACTATGCCGAACATACGTTCTGTAATTGCTTTGTTGGTACATAATAGTTTGTGATTGGAGGTTTTATGGTAGGAGAAGTAAAAACAAAAAAGACTTACAAAGAAGAAATTATAACTATGATAAAAGAAATTGAAGATTATAAGATTTTACGAATTTTGCATGAATTTGTAAAAGCTGGTTTAAAAGAAGAAAAAGCAGGGCGTTGAACCCTGCTTTTCTTTTAGAATATAAATTTTTCGAAAAATTCACATAACAATTCTTTTTTGCTTGCTGGCAATCTGCTATATTCAATAATAATTTTTTTAAAACGTTCATCATTCATTCCAATATTTAATACAACACTTGAAAATTCTTCGTCAACAGATTTATTAATGCGTGGGTCTATTAAATCTGTTTTTCCGATTTTGAAATAATCAGCCAATGCCTGAAGCTTTCCTGACCTTGGAAATGATTTACCGGTACACCACATACTTAAAGTTGTTGGGTTAATACCTAAGTCTTTTGCAACATCTATTTGCTGTTTTTGATTTAATTCAATATAGTATCTTAAATTTTCAGCAAACACTTCTTTTTGGATATCGTCTATATCCATTTCGCTAAATTGATTTTCATTATCCATTTCTTCTGCCCTCCTTTCTAATTGTATTATAAACCAATAAAATAAAAAATTCAATATTAAATCCAATAAATTTGAATTTTAGTGTTGACAATCCAAAATAATTGGATTATGATTAAACCATCAAATATGAAAGGAGAGAAAAAGATGCCTAGAATTTCATTAGAAGCAGTTCGCGTAAATGCGAAAATGACACAAAAGGAATGGGCTGAAATGCTTGGTGTATCTAATGCAACCGTTGTCAATTGGGAAAAGGGCAAAACAGAGCCTAGCTTATCACAGTTGAAAACCATGAGCAAATTATCTGGTATTCCAATGGATTTTATTTTTGTGCCAGATACATCCAATTAAATTGGATTATAAAAGAAAGGAAGCGAGTGAGGACATGAAAGAAATTAAATCCGTGAATGATTTGGTTGTTGTTCCGGTTTCTTATTTTAATGGAATGGAAAAGGAATTGCAGAAGATTTTAAACAAAGTGGATATTCACGATATGGATGTCATGGAACAGGTTCTCCATATGCGGAAGTGGCTGAAAACCAAAACCGTATATGAAGAAACAAAGAGATTATACCCTAATCTCCGTTTGGAAAATATTCATTTGCTTTTACCACAAGAAGAAGAGAGTTCTTGTGAGTGTACTGATAAAACAGACAGTGAATAGATTCTGCTGTTGTGTCGCATAGCGGATTGCCAAACGTTTCAGGAACATTTAGTTCCCAACAGAAATTATTGATGTTTGCGAACGTTATATCATTTTCGACTAATATCTTTGCCATTTTTTCTCGGTCGCAGGATATTGTAGAAAAATCGCAAATTAAAAAGTATTTCAAATTGTATCACCTCCTTATTTGATGATAAGGGAATTATACCACAGAAAGGAGTGAAAATATGGATAATTTGGTACACATTGGAAATGCAGATATTTCCATCAAAGAGTACAAAGGGGAAAGAGTGGTCACATTTAAGGACATTGACATGGTACATGAAAGACCAGACGGAACAGCGAGAAAAATATTTAACGACAATAAGAAACACTTTATTTTAGGAGAAGATTACTTCGTCCGAAATTCGGATGAAGCCAAGGGGGAATTTGGTGTAACCGCTCCTAACGGAATGTATCTTTTTACCGAACAGGGCTATCTAATGTTGGCCAAGTCGTTCACGGATGATTTGGCATGGGAAGTACAAAATAAATTAGTTTCTTCCTATTTTAATGTATATTTTCGGATGCGACTTGAACATTGTAGCAGAGTACGAAATCAGATATTGCGCATGAAAGGAAGTGATTGTATGAGCGAAAAGGAAAAGCGAGTTGTCGAAAAACTTCGTGATGCCATTCCGAATATGACAGATTTTCAGAAAGGATATGTTCTTGGAATGGTAGAAAGTTCTGCTTCGAAACATAGTGAGCAGGGCAAGGAAGACGAAACACATAATGGAAAGGAGAATTGAAATGAGCAATTTTGAATTTCAGAAAGTTAATTCAAGGGTAATTCGTAGCGGTGACAACTATTTGGCAAAGTTTGACTCTGCGGAAAGTTTTTCAAGCATTTTCGTTGACGAGGAAACAACATATGGAGTTTCTGTAAGAGATGCACAGATACAGACAGGAGATTCGACTTACACACCTGCAATGGCTTTTACATATTCCATGGAAGATGGTTCCGTGCGTTTTATAGATGTTGTTGTATGTCCGTTACTCGGAACGTTTGTTTCTGACTGGTACTAAATTATAAAGTGGCAGAAAGGGGCATGAATGAAAAAAGTAATCCAATTCATTATAGGTGCGGTTGCAATGGAGTATTCCTTGGTTGCCGCTTGCTATATGGATAGTGAGGACACAGCCGGGAACATGGCGGCAATTAAATTTGTAGCCGGGGCAGTAATTGCGGCAATAATGTATTACTGGTCAGAAGTAGACCGGAAGAGAGCCGAACTTGACAAGCGAATTAAGAGAAAACGCAGAATGAGAGAGGATGCATGGTAGGCGTTGTGTATATAAGTGGCACGAGATGTTCCACGAAAGAAAAGCGTATGCTTGCTGAACTTTTGGCAGGGAAACGAAAGAAACAGAATGATAAAGAGAATTTTGAAAAGGTTCTTGACAGAGAAATGGAGAGGAGAAGCAATGGAGAACAAAATAACACTGATCGGTGATGTTGTATCAGCACCAAGGGAAAGCCATACAACGTCAAGCGGTAAGAAATTTTATAAATTTTTCATCGGAGTTGAAAGAAGAAGCGGTGTTGCAGATATTCTTCCGGTACTGTTTGACAAAGAAATCAGCGATACGGGAATTAGCGGAAGGGTATACGTCAGTGGGAAGATAATTACCCGGCACGTAAAAACAGGATCCGGAAAAGCCATTCTTACATATGTTATGGCTGACACAATCAAACCCAAAGATGATGTACCTTTGAACGAAGTAAGCCTTGATGGAATTATCGAGGAAAAGCAGCTTAGAGAAACACCACTTGGTCGTAAAATCTGTGATGTGAAACTCAAAACCTTAAGAGAAAATGGAAAAGAGGATTTAATTACTTGCATTACATGGGGAAAGTGTGCAGAGTATACGGACTCACTTGCTTTAGGCGATAAGGTAAGCGCATACGGCAGATTGCAGAGCAGGAGATATAAGAAAACGTGTAAAGATGGTCGCGTTGTGGAAAAAGTCACATATGAGTTGTCAATAAAAGGAATCGTGGGGGTGTAGAATAATGCGAATGATTTTGAAATCGTTACATATGGAGAATTTCAAAGGTATTAAGAGCCTTGATGTGAATTTCTCAAATAAGACAAGTATTAAAGGGCAGAATGCAGTAGGAAAGACAACGATCTTTGATGCATTTACATGGCTTCTTTTTAACAAGAACAGCGCAGGAGAAGAAAAATTCAATGTCAGACCATTGGATAAGGACGGACACCGAATTGATAACGTGGAAATCAAGGTTGTGGGAGTTATTGACATTGATGGGAAAGAAGTAGAACTTTCCAAGGTTCAGAAGCAGAATTGGGTTAAGAAACGTGGAACTAATACGGTATCATTGCAGGGAAATCCAAATTCTTATGAGATTGACGGTTACCCAAAGAGCGAAGCTGAATTTAAGGCTTATGTTTCCGGCTTGGCGCAGAGTGGGGAAATGTTTAAGGTGCTGACCAATCCGCAGTATTTTTCTTCTCTGAAATGGGAAGAGCAGAGAGACATTCTTATGAAACTCGTTGCAAATGTTTCAGATGTGGAACTTGCGCAGACAGATGCCAAATACGCGCCTTTGCTTGACGAATTGGAAAAAGCACCGTCTACAGACGATATTCGTGCCAAGTTTTCCAAGGCTTTGAGCGAATGGAAGAAGAAACAGGCTGAAATCCCGGTGCGTATTGATGAAGCCGAGAAATCAAAGGTTGATGTAGATGTGGCAGAGCAGGAGTTGTTAAAAGCCGATTTAGAGAGAAAGATTGAAGCGCTTGAAGATTTAATCGGGAAATCTGATGTTCGGATTGATGAAATGCGCAGCGAGGAAATGCATTGTCAGTTTGAAATGTCCGCTATCGCGCAGACCATGAATAACGAACTTTCAAGCAAGAAACGTGAGATCGAAAATCATAAATACGACCACGAACGGAAGTTAGAGGATGTTCGTTCATCAATCAGAAAGGCGCAGGATTCCATTGAAAGTAATAAGAAATCAATTTCTGAACAGACTATTAAGAAATCTGACCTTGTGAAAAAATACAAAGAGGAAAAGGGAAAGAAATTTGACGATTCCAAGTGGGTATTTGACGAATCCACAACGGTTTGTTCGTTATGCGGACAAAGATTGCAGGAAGATAAAATAGAGTCTCTAAGAGCCGATTTTTCGCAGAGAAAGGCAGATGCAATCGAGATATTTAATGAAGAACACGCGAAAACGCTTGCCATGATTGTTGATGATGGAAATGCGTGTGCTGAAATGATTAAGAATCTGACCAAGAATAACAAGGAATTGGAAAACACAATCAACACCTTGAAACTGCATGAAACAGAAGAAATTGACATTATCAAAGGATTTGATGAACAGATTTCTAAGATTCCGTCTTGCGCTGATTATACGCAAAATGCGGAATATGTCAAGTTAAAGGCTAAACAGGATAAATTGCTTGCTGATATTGCAGAGTTAGAATCCAAGGGCGCAGATAAGGTGGCTGATTATGCAAAAGCTGATATAGCAAAATTAAAGAGCCAGCTTGATGAAGCAAATAAGATTATCGCACAGGCGGCTAACAACGTTATGATTGATGATCGCATCGAAACACTTAGAGACGAGCAGAAAGAAATCGGGCAGAAAGTTGCCGATCAAGAACAGATGCTTTATCTCTTGGAAGAGTTCATTCGTTTCAAGCTGAATAAGGTTTCTGAATCCATCAATAGTCATTTCAAGACAGTTAATTTCAAACTCTTCGAAACGCAATTAAATGGCGGTATGAAAGATTGTTGTGAGTGTACCGTGAATGGAGTCGGATATTCAGATTTGAATAATGGTCACAAGATTTTAGCCGGACTTGATATTATCCGCTCATTAAGCGAGTTATACGGTGTGAGCGTGCCGATTTTTGTTGATAACGCAGAATCGCTGAATGAGTTCAATGTGCCGGATATGGATGCACAGCTAATTCTTTTGAGCGTTTCAGAGGATAAGCAGTTGAAAGTGGAGGGTGTGTAAATGAAAGAAGAATTATTGAAAATAGCATCGGAAAGTTTATCTTCGGATGAAGTAAGTGAAATTGTCAAAGAAAAATTTATGAATGCATTGGTGGGAGCAATCGAAGATGCTTTTCGTTGGGGAGATGCAAAGCATGCCATTGAGGAAAAGGTAAAAGAAGTCATGGTTCCATACATTGAGAGTTATGATTTTTCAGAGTATCTTCCCAAACTTGATTCTGTTTTAACAGAGATTGTTAATTCGGATTTCTGTATTGGAAATAAAAAGATTCTGGAGAATTTTAAAGACCTTATGGTGGAGCCGGAGCAGAAAGAAATCAAACTTACGGATTTGTTCAAGGCATGGATTAAACAATGCGAAAGGGATATTGACACAGAAGATTTAGACATTGATTACGATGATGGCGTTTCTTATCAATCCGTGGAATGTGAAATGCGGTTTGAGCTGGAAGATAAGCCATCATGGAGCAGTGTGCAAAGAGCAGTTATCACATTTGAAAATGAGCATGATGAAAAACTGAATGTTGAAATTCCTGTGTCAAAGCGGATATGGGGCAACGGAAAAGAAGAACCATATACACTTTCTTCCTATAAGGATTTGACGATTTCGTCACTTAGAAACTTGAGTGAATTTGAGGTGCTACTCTTGAGATTATCCAGAGCTGGAACGGCTATCGTTATTGATAAGGAATATGATGACAGTTATATTCAACCGGAAAAAGAACCGGAAGCGGATTTTCACTAAGAAAGCGGGGATATTGAATGTCGAGAATAGGAATCGGAAACAACATCACACAGCCGGATGCACGGTGTATGTCATGCAAGCGTTGGAAGAGTGCAAGTAAAGGGTTCTGGGGAAGAGACGGACATTGTTCTCTTCCGTATTGCGAGAAAGACGCGAGGAATAAAGGAAAGAGAGGTTACAGATAAATGGATGATATTGAAAAATTGAAGGCTGAAAACTCGGATTTGCGAACAAAGGTAGATGAACTTATGAGTAATAAATATTGCCTTGAAGAAAAACTTGAAAAAGCCTCAGAAACCAACGAAAGACTTTTGCGTATTCTTGAAAATTTGTCAAATGGATATGTGAAAAAGGAGAGGTAATTATGCAGTATATCAAAGCGAAATTTCCAAACAGCACAAGAAGCTACGTGTATCGCACCGAGGATAATGTAAAAGCCGGTGACACGGTTGTAAATGCCAAAGGTGCAAAGCTGACTGTTACGGATGAATCAGTGGATATGAAGTGGGTAGAAACCTACGGTGCTGATAAGGTGTCGGTTGTGAAGAAGTATGAGGAACCGGTAGCTGCCGGAGAAAGCGAGGAATAAATAATTATGGCAGAAACAAAGAAACAGGAAGTTGCAGTTAAGCAGGAAATGAATACAAGACTTTCATTTTATGCAAATCAGTATACCGGACTTATGGAGCGTGATTTCGCAGAACATGGTCTTGCCTTTGATGATTATTCCAAACAGTGCGTTATGGCATCTATGAGTGCCATTTACAACCTTGTTACATCGAATAAGGCGGCTATGGAAAATCTGAATGGTTCTAATTTGAGACAGGTTATCGGGCAGGTTTCCAGCCTTAAACTTAATGCAAATGCCGTGCCAAGAGAGTGTTATTTCCAGTTGAGAAATAAGCAGGATGCCAATGGAAATTGGTATAAAGAGGTTGAAATGGGTATTGAGGGAGACGGAAACGATGCACTTCTCCGTAATTTCGGTGTTGGTGTTAAAAAGGTCTATCCGGTATGGCTTGTGAAAGAAGGGGATGAATTTACATATCCGAAGCACAGAGGTGTTGAAGTTACGCCGCCGGAGTGGGAAGAAAAAGGATTGTCGCAGAAAGTAATCCGTGTAGTTTATCCAGTCGAGATGGACGGTGGAAAGATTGAATACATGATTGCGGAACGTGAAGGCGTGAAAGGAAACCTTTTGGCTCATGTGCGCAACAATCTTTTGAATGAAACGTTTGGAATTTGCGAGAATAAGCACAAGGCAACCGACAAGCAAAAGGCTGAAATTAAGGCTAAAAAGGACGAGATTATCAGTGCACTTCTCGGATGCAAGACATTGGAAGAAATGCTTGCTTGTGAAGTGGCAAGACCTTATATGAGCGCGGCGTGGAGAGAAACTTCCGAAGCTATGATTATTCGCAAGATGCGTAATAATGCAATCAAGAAGCATCCGAAAGACCTTAACGCTATGGCTACACAGTCACTTATGCAGATGGATGAAACTTATCAGCAGACGCAGGAAGAAATTGCCGAGAACGCCAATTCAGAGGATTTTGTTGTAGATGCGGAAGCAAAAGAAGTTGAAAGCGCAGCAGTCGAAGCGGAAGTTGTTGAATCGGCAGAGAATGACGAGAATTTGCCGGACTTTATGAAAGATTAGGAGGCTGCCATGAGAGTTATATCACAGGACGGAACGCTTGATATGCCATACGAAGAGGTGATTATTCAGAGATTCAAGTCAAGGATTTATTTCCTGAACAAAAACTTAACAGGTGTTGAGTCGCTTACTGATGACATGCAAATTGCTGAATATTCCACCGAAGAAAAAGCAAAGAAAGCCATGGAAATGCTTAGAGTTGCATATGCAGGCAAATTTATCACAAATGCGGATATTCCAGATGATTTCAATGAAACGCTAAAGGCTGCTATGAAAGGCGGCTTTGGAACTGTGGTAGTTAAGGATACTTGCGAACGTGTGGAATTTAACAATCTGAATGGATATTTCCACTTTCCGGCAGAGGAAGAATTGGAGTAGGGTATGGGAAAACATACAATGTCAGACTTATATCAGATGCAGTCACTTCCGCTTTCTGCAAAAATAAGCATGACTGCACGTAGAATAAATGAATGGGTAAACGAATTTGGTGAAGATGGAGTATATCTGTCATTTAGCGGTGGCAAGGATAGCACGGTTTTGGCACACATAATCAGAGAAGTTTGCGGATATAAAAATATTCCTTTTGTGTTTGTAGATGTTCCAACACAATATCCAGAGTTAAAGGAGTTTGCCAAGACTTTTGATAACCTTGTGATTTTGAAGCCAAAGATTTCATTTGCACAGGTTTGCGAAAAGTATGGATTTCCGATGATTAGTAAGGAAGTGTCAAATTGCGTAAGTGGTGCGAGAAAGTATGTTAAATACCTTGACAGTCAAAAATCTAAAAACACAATCTTAACAGACAGACAGACAGACAGACAGACAGACAGACAGACAGACAGACAGACAGACAGACAGGCAGACAGGCAGACAATTCCGTATGCTTGCTATATGGCAGACCTGTTAGGAATAGACAGGAGAATAAACAAGCAGAACGAACAGTACAAGAGTTTGCAGATGGGTGTTATCCCTAGCGGTTCAGAATATAGGTTACGCAGACTGAATGGAGAACTTACAGATAGTAAAGGCAATTATAGTCAGTTTAATCAAGAAAAATATAAGTTCTTTCTTGATGCACCATTTGAAATAAGTGACTTATGTTGTGACATTATGAAGAAAAAGCCTGCGCACGATTACGAAAAGAAAACAGGCAGAAAGCCGATTATAGCGACTATGGCAAGTGAAAGCGTTATGCGTACACAGAAATGGCTACAGGACGGCTGTAATGCTTTTAATGTAACAAGACCGCATAGCAACCCTATGAGCTTTTGGACGGAACAGGATGTGTTGCTTTACATCAAAGAAAATGCAAGAAGTATGTCGTCTGACGCATATTACAGAAAAGTGATGAGATATGGAAACAAAGTTGTTTACCGCACAACAGGGGCAACAGCACTTTATCCTTTTAAAGAATGTGGAGCGATATGTTCCGTTTATGGTGAAGTAGTCACAGATTATGAAGCTATGGGACAATGCGAAAATCAGATGTCATTTGCGGATTTTGGGATTTTTGACAAAGAAAGACCATTGCTGAAAACAACAGGATGCCAAAGAACAGGCTGTGTACTGTGCGGATTCGGATGCCACTTAGAGAAAGAAAGCAGATTTTTAAGGCTGAAAGAAACACACCCTAAATTCCATAATCTACTTTACATCTTGAAAAACAATGGTGTGACATACGCAGAAGCTATTGATTGGGTAAACGAACACGGAAATATGAATATTAAGTATTAAGGAAAGTGAGGTGGTTTAAATGCTTATGCGATGTTGCGGTTCATCATCGGCAGGCAACAGTTACGCTTTAATCAGCAGCAGTGGCGAGATTCTTGCAATCGAAGCAGGATGCAAATTTCTTGATTTTAAGAAAATGATTGATTGGAAAATAGCACATATTTCCGGATGCATTGTAAGCCACGAACATGGAGACCATGCACGATACATAAAAGATTTTATGAAATCCGGCATTCCGGTTTATACGGCATTTGAAACACAGACCGCACTTGAAACCATTACAGGAGAGCGTACAATAGCCATTCCACCGCGCAGACCAAGGCAAATCGGCAGTTTTACAGTAACACCCTTCAATGTACCGCATGATACAGAAATCGAGTGTTATGGCTATTTAATCGAGCATGAGGAAATGGGCAAGCTGTTATTCTTGACCGACTTGGAATATTGCAGATATGACTTTTCCGGTATAAAGGTTGAGCATATCATGGTTGAAGCCAATTATAGCATGGACTTGGTAGACCGGAATGAGCCAAATTACGAACACCGTTTGCGAGGTCATATGAGCCTTGATACGGCGCTTAAATTTATTCAGACGAACGACAACCCAGCTTTACGAAATGTCGTTTTAATACACTTATCGGACACAAGCGGAGATCCCGCGTTATTCCTACAACGAACGAAAGAAACAATTGAATATGGAGCGAATGTTTATGTGGCAGAAAAAGGGCTAGAGGTTGATATGAACCTTTGTCCGTTCTGAAAGAATGGAGGAAACATGAAATTATATATTTACAGTTTTCGAAGCGGAAAACTCGAAGAACAGGTTGCCGAAGCAAAAGAATGTGCCAAAACTTATGTGACATTGGAGGATGCAATTGGCGGATTTTACAAAGGAAGCAGAATCAGAAAAGAGTCTATTGGTAGCATTTGCGGATGGTCAGGAAACACGATAATTTTTTTGGAAGAAAACAGGAATGCGGCAATTGAAAAATTTATTTCGGGAGAAAGAAAGGAAGAAAAACTTGCAAAGGCACAACTTGATATTACACAGGAACGCATTGCATATCTTGAAAATTTAAAATAGGTTGAAACACCTTGGCGAAAGCCTAAAAGAAACTGTCTTGTTTGGCGAATAGTTATCACAAACTTTATTGAAAGCCATGTTTTGGCGGTGCGTTTACCGTACCGCCCTTACAAAAGATTGGAGGAAAAAATTGAAATTATGTGAATACTGTATGACTGAATTTGAGCCGAAACGACCAGATCAAAAATACTGCAGACCAAAATGTGCAAAAAGATACGCACAGTTTAAGAATTTTAAAAAGGCTGGAAGAATTGTGTATACAAGAATATGCCCGAAATGTGGCAGGATGTTTATGACGATAGATGAACGCAAAGTTGATTGCCAAGACTGCATCAGCAATGAAGTTAAAGAACGATTGAAAAAACCAAAGAAAAAGGATGATGCAATCAAGGCTGTGAATCATATGGCACGCGCCTCCGGAATGAGCTACGGAAAGTTTGTGGCTCAAATGAGCATGAAGCCATTGGAGAGGAAGTGATTGGATGGGATATAAACACGGATTATCAAATAAATGCGGTAGATTATATCCTCTGTGGAAAAGTATTAAATATCGTTGCTATTGCAAAACTTCTCGCGACTATAAAAATTACGGTGGAAGAGGGATTGCAATGTGTGATGAATGGAAGAATGATTTTCTAAGTTTCCACGATTGGGCAATCGCAAACGGGTATAAAGAGGAAAAGACGGATAAGGGATTGAACATTTTAACCATTGACAGAATTGATGTTAATGGGAATTACGAGCCTAGCAATTGCAGGTTTGTAACAAATGCAGAACAAGCTAAAAACAAAAGAAATAGCATTCCTTTAGAGGAAAAATTTTTAAAATGTCCTGTTTGCGGAAAGCAATTTGTGAAAAAGCAGAGAAATGGGCAAAAAACATGTAGCAATCGCTGCGGAAGGATTCTTTATTGCAGAGAGCATCCAAACACAAAAGACTATATGAAAATATGTCCTATTTGCAATAAATCATTTAACGCCAAAAGAGGTGGTCATTACAATGACGCGGTTTATTGCAGTAAAAAATGTAAAGATTTATCGGGTTCGCCTGTTTGGGAGCACAACGGACAAACCCATAGGGTTGTTGAGTGGGCTGAAATAGTAGGTATAAATGCACATTGCTTATTACATAGAAAGGATATGGGTTGGACTATCGAAGAGATATTAACAACGCCATTGAGAGGTAGAAGAAAATGCCGAATGTAAATTATAAGCAGCTATATGCAATAAAAAAGAACAACGAGAAACGGATATTAAGCATTTGTCCGGAAATGAAAAATCAGAGCGGAATTTATTTCTACACAAGGACTGATGAAAACGGTATATCTTACTTTTATATCGGTCAGAGCGTTGACTGCCTAGAGAGAAATATTTCACATTTATCCGGTTTTCAGCACATAGATCTTTCGATTAAAAAAAGAGGATTTTATAGTGAGGAAAATCCGTATGGGTGGAAATTGAATTTTATCCATTATCCGAGAGAGAAGCTTGATGAAATGGAACAATATTGGATTTTGGAATATACAAAGAAAGGTTATCAATGCCGTTACAACAAAACGGCTGGCGGTCAAGGCGCAGGAAAAGGAAAGATAAACGAATTTAAACCGGCAAAAGGATATTATGACGGCATTAAACAGGGCAAAAAGAGTCTTGCCAAGGAATTATCGCATATCGCTGAAAAGCACCTTGAAATCCGCTTGAAGCCAGAGAAACAGGGTAACAAAGTTTCTGAAAAACAGTATGAGAAGTTTATGGCTTTGATTTCTGAAAATACATATGAGGAGAGTGATTAAATAAATGGCAGAAGTCAAGTGGATTAAAATCACAACAGATGTTTTTGACGATGAAAAGATTCTTCTGATTGAGAGTATGCCGAGTGCGGATAGCATCATTACGATTTGGTTCAAACTTCTTATTCTTGCCGGAAAACAGAATAACAACGGTGTGTTTATGATGAGCAACAAGTTGCCGTTCACGGATGAAATGCTTGCCACCATTTTCCGCAGAGATTTGAACACGGTAAGGCTTGCGCTTAAGACTTTTGAAGAATTTGGAATGATTGAAGTTGTTGACAATGTGATAACGATTCCGAATTGGAATAAGCACCAAACGCTTGACGCTTATGAGAAGAAAAAGGAGCGTGACAGGCTATATCAGCAGAACCGGAGAAAGAAACAGAAGAACCTAATTGAGCAAAAATCGCCCGATAAATCGTCTTATGTCGCTGTTTCAGATAAAGAAGAAGAAAAAGAAGAAGATAAAGATAAAGAAAATATAAAAGAAAATTCGCTGTCGACCGATTCTAAAGAGCCATTTAATTTTGAAGATGCTTGGGAAAAGACTTTTGATGCATACCCCAAGAAAACAGCGTACAGTACCTCTAAAACAGCTTGGATGGATAAGGTGCTAGAAGTTATCGAAGAGAACCAACCGGACATTGCACGGCTGTTATACAAAGCCACAGAAGCATATTTGAATGACTATCAAGAAAAAAATCCAGACGATACGGATTTTCGGTACATTCCAAAATATGTTGATTGGCTGAAAAATGATTGCGACTATTGGTTGCAGATTGCGGAGAAACGAGGTGATTGTAGTTGACAGAAGCAGAATTTGGAGTGATCGGGTGCATACTGATTGACAATGATGTGCTAAATAGCATCTGGCGAACACTGAAACCGGAAATGTTTAGTTCGGATTTTGCGCAGGACACATACAAGGAAATGCTTGCCATGTATGACCGGAATGAAAGTATCGACCCAATGTCTTTATCAATGGCACTTGAGAACCACAAATACACGCAGGAACAGATTAGCGAATTGATGAAATCTTGTATTACCGGAACAATCACTTCAACCATGGTTAAAAGCTATGCCGATGCGGTTGCGAAAGAATACAAGGCAAGAACGGTTCGTGACATGTATCAGAAATCTAGTTTAAAACCATGTGACATTGATGATACAATCAGCGACCTTCTTACAAGACTTGAGCATTTGCAAGAGGGAAAGGAAGTAAAGCTAAAACCAATTAAGCAGATTTCAGTTGAGAATAAAGACAAATATTTCAACGAAAGTGTTGGAGAGGGCGGTATAAAAATCGGGTTATCGCAACTTGATGATGCGCTTGGAGATCTTGAACGCGGTGACGTAACAGTAATTGCTGCAAGACCGGCAGTTGGAAAATCCGCACTCACAACGCAGATTATTGGGAATATGGCAAAAAGGGGACTTAAAGTTGCGTATTTCAACTTGGAGATGAGTGATAAACAGGTGTATGAGCGATTTATTTCAAGGCTTGCGGAAATCGGCTTAACGAGAATCAGAAGGGCAAAAGCATTTCTTGGCGATGAACAGGAAAAATTTAACCAAGCAAATGAAGAAATGAGTGATTATCAATTATGGATTGCATCCGGGACCGTATCTCCGAGGGAAATAAAGTCGGAATGCAGGCACCAAAACTTTGACGTTATCGTTGTTGACTATCTGCAATTGCTCATGCCGGATAACAGATATTCCGGAAGAAATGAAGAAGTAGCATCAATTTCAAGAGGTTTAAAATCGGTTGCAAGAGACTTAAATACACATGTAATAGCACTTTCACAGATAACAAGAGCTTCCGAAAGCAGAGACACAAAAGAACCTACCATGGCAGAGTTGAGGGAATCCGGGGCAATCGAACAGGATGCGTCAAACATAATTATGCTGTGGAATCTATCAGACAATGACAAGGGAGCCAAGGGTGTAAAAATCGAAAAGAACAGGCAGGGAATGACAATGCGCGAAGCAATGGAGTTTGATGGAGATCACATGAAATTCGTTGAAATCAGCAAGCCGTTTGATGATGTTGTTGCGGAAATCAAAAAGAAAGAACGTGGGGACGGATTCAAGCCATACAATGGCGATTGTCCGTTTTAGAGGTAGCGGCTATGGCAAGTGCAAAGATCGAAAAGGGTTCGGAAGAATGGCAAGTATTTATGGATTATTGGCAATTCATTCAGAAATACTATTCACCGGACAACACTGATTCTTGGTGGGATGAAGTTGTAAAAGCCGGAGAATCATTGATAAACAAATACAAAGGCATGGAGATTGAAGAGCGTGCAAGACAGCTTGTATTGAGTCATTTTGCATGGTTGGAAATCACATACAGAAAGGAGAAATCAAAGAAATGAGCAATGCGTTGAGACGGAATAAAAAGCCAACATTTTACACAAAACAGGAAATGCGGATTATCGGGCGAAATGATTTTGAAAAGAGAAATTCCGATAAGGTTATATCAAAATCATACAAAGATTTTGTCGTGATTGGGTACATAATTTTGCATGACAAATTCGGCTTCGGACAGGCAAGAATCATCCGGTTGCAGGATTTTTTGAAATCCTACTTAGATGAAGCAGCATCCGGTGGAAATACCGGAAAGGACTTGACTGTTTACCTGAAAGACAAATACGGAATCGACATCAAAGAGGAAGTCGGAAAAATTCCACAGAGACAGTTAATGAACATGTATGCAAAGAAAGGTTTCTGTATCGAGCGTGAAGCATACAGGCTTTCCAGTGCGTCATTGTTTAACTATTTCGCACTCACGCTTACGATTCTAAAAAAGGAGTTTAAGATAACAGCGAAACAGTTGCAGTATTTCTCGGACAAATTCATCGACTATATTGATACGTTAGCTAATTACAAGCAGTTTCAGTTGACGGTTCCGATGATAGCGCAGAGTTTGGCGGATGAGATTAAGTTTGTATGTGATTTGGAGGTTTAATATGACGAATAAAGAAAAATACGGAAATGAGATTATAGAACTTGCGACAAACACAGCTATGTTTGGATTAAAAAATGGAAAGCCTGCAATTTGCGAAGAAATTAAATGTGAAGAGTGCGATTTTTGTGAATCAGATTCGTGCAAAGGTAGTACGTATAATTTCCGAGAATGGCTTAATTCAGAATATGTTGAGCCACCTGTTGATTGGACTAAAGTTCCGGTCGATACGCCGATTTTGGTAAGAGATCATGAAAATTGCGAATGGACTCGAAGACATTTTGCAAAAATCAAAAACGGAACGGTGTTTGCATGGCGCGGTGGGGCAACGTCTTGGAGCGAGGATGATGAAGAGACTATTCCGTGGAAATATGCCAAGTTGGCAGAAAGTGAGGAATAGGCATGGAGAGATTAACAGAACGGACAGCGGTCGGAATCTTAGTAAAAGAGAATTACGAGAAAAAATCCTTAAAAACCTTGTATTCGTGCTATGGCGAAAAGCCTAATTCATATCATTCCAACTGCGAAGAAGGTTATTGCGCAATGGAGAAGTTAGCGGATTACGAGGATGCAGAGGAGCAGGGATTACTTCTGCGGTTGCCGTGTGGAATTGGCTCAGATGTATATATAATTCCTAGCAAAATCAATTATGAATTAAATATTTTAAGTCTGCACCCGGAGAACAACAAAGTTTATCATCAGAAAGTAGCCTTGATTACTTTTACAGAAAAAGGATGGTACATGGAGTGTGATAAGGATCGAGAATATGCAACAGACCGAATCCTGTCAGAAAAAATGTACAAGGAAACCTGGTTTTTATCACAAGAGGAAGCCGAAGCCAAGCTGAAAGAAATGAGAGGTGGAGAGAATGGATAAATTTCTTAAAAGCGTAAGCGAGCGTGACTTTGATAGAAGAATATCGGAAGTTGTTGAAATGCTTGAGAGAAAACAACTCTTCGGAACTATTAGTCTGATAAAAGATTTGAAATATTACCTTGACTTAGCCATAGAAGAAAAAGCACACACTTGTAAATGTCAGCATAACAGCAATTCAATAGATAATGAGCATTGTTGTGGATGCGATAGCAAAGTTTCAGAAAATGATGATACAAAAAACAAAGTTACATCTCTGGAAATTATCGTAAGGATGATAGACAACAAGCCATATTACGAAATCAAGTACAAAAAAGTCGGCGAAGATTATTACCATGTAGGTTACAGTTCATTCAATATTGATAATGTATTGAAATGGCGTGATGAGTGTTTTGAACTTGTTGATGTAAAAGTGACAAATGCCGACAGGATAAGGAATATGTCGGATGAAGAGTTAGCAGAGTTTCTTTGCAAAGTAAAATCAGATTATCAGTGGATGGAACATGAATTTCCGAGCGAAGAAGAACACGGCGAGTGGGAAGAATGGCTTCAATCAGAAGCGGAGTAGGAGAGAATATGGAAGATAGATATTTATTCCGCGGAAAGCGGATTGATAATGGTGAATGGGTGGAAGGATATCTGTCATACCCATTTTGCACGAAAAATGGCAACGAAAGTTATTATTTCTACACAAAGGATAGTTTGGGTTTCTTCTGTCGTTGTGTTGTAGATGCATCAACTATCTGCCGGTGCACTGGATGTGAGGACATGAACGGTAAGCTTATTTTTGAGAATGATATTCTACACAATGGAAATTATTTTGTTGTTAAATGGAATGCACCTTGTGCAAGATTTGACATTGTATTAAATAATTCACATAACATTCCAATAGGAAAATGGGAACCAATGATTTGTGATTGGAAAACCAATGATTTTAAGGAATATAGAAAATCCGTTGATTATGAAGTTATCGGCAACATCTTTGACAACCCGGAATTATTGGAGGTGTAGGCATGATTAAAGGAAGAAAAGTATATGAGGCGGCTGTGGAACGAAACAATGAAAAAACTCGGATAATTGATGGAGTTACAGAGTGTTGCGGATATTATGTTGGACCAGGTGTGTTTCAAGTGGAACTGTTAAATCCTGCCCTATTTGCGGAAGGAAAATTGAAAGGAATGGTGAAGAATGATGTTTCAATCGTACATAAATTTCTTGCTACTAATGCTTATAGCCATTAGGTTAGATATTCTAACAAAATTTGGAGTTAACCTTTTTTGTATTCTGTCAGTTGTAGGGATGATTGGACATGAGGTTTTTGATTATTTGAAGAAAGGAGATAAAAAACGATGAGACTGATTGATGCAGATACACTAAAAGAATATTGCATGCGTGCAAGTAAATCTGATGATGATTTTAGGAGAGTGAGTTTGGCAACATTGGCAAGCGTGATAGATGCACAGCCGACCGCCTACGATGTGGACAAGGTTGTGGAACAGTTGGAGGAATATCGCGAAGAGATGGAGCAGTTTAAGTGCGGTGGAATGTTGTCAGATATGATCGAGGTTGTAAAGGCAGGTGGCGCAGATGGCAATTAAACCGATTTTATTCAACACCGAGATGGTTCGGGCGATTCTGGACGGACGGAAGAGTTGTACCAGACGGCTTGTAAAATTCTTGCCAGGAGAAAATCCACGATGGACTGGATATATTAAAGATGGACTTATGTTGTATAACGGAAAAAATGAGCCGTGTATCAGAAAAGCGTCATATCAGCCGGGCGATATTCTTTATGTCCGCGAAACATGGGGAGAAGGATATGAAGAGGGAACATATATTTACAGGGCTAGTGATAAGCTGGCAGGCTTACCTACATTCAAGGAATCGTCAAAGTTAATTTATCACCCATCAATCCACATGCCGAAAGAAGCCGCACGGATCTGGCTTAAGATTATGAATGTGAGAGTAGAGCGGCTGCAGGAGATGAAGCCGCTTGATGTGATAAAAGAGGGAGCTTATCCTGATTGTTGGGATTGTCTTAATACATACGGAGAAAGCGGTTCGCAGTGCTGTTATGGGACAGAAGAACAGTGCAGTCAATGTGATGAAGTGATGATGGAATGGGAAAAACTTTGGACCTCCACCATCAAGAAATCCGACCTTGACTGCTACGGCTGGGATGCGAATCCGTGGGTGTGGGTGATTGAGTTTGAGCGGTGTGAAAAACCGAAAGGAGTGTGAGGTATGAGTAAAAGCAGAGCTAGTAAAATGAACGGCTATCGTAGCATGGTAAGCCGTCAGAAGAATGATGTTTTTAAGTTTAAGCCTAAGAAGAAAAAGAAAGGGTGATGTAGAATGAAGATTTTAAGTAAGAAGAAATACAATAAACTCATTGAAGATTTTGAGGAATCGCAGAAAAAGGTCGAGGAACTCAAAAGGATAAACGAGAGTATCGGGAAAAAGCTGGAAGATAAAAAGACAAGTTGCAAGGCAAATGTTGGAAAAGATTTTTGTAATGTTTGCAAAAATTCTTACAGTTATAAGAACAATAATGGGCTTATTCCCATTAACTGTGTAGGTTGCTTGCTGTGCCTTGTGAGGATTTTAAGAGAAAAGAAAGTAGGTGATTCAAAGTGAGTAACAATGTAGAGATAGTAATAGCACAGGCTTTAATGATGAGAATTAAAGATTATGCAGAAAGAGCCTTGGATAAAAAAGATGTAACACTTGATATGGCTATGGTTGAAATACGTGATACAGTTGACGCTTATGACGAGTATTTTCAGACAGGCAGAAAGCCACAGTAACTAACTAAAAATCAAAGAAAGGAATAGGTTGTCGCGACATAAAACCGAGGTTTCCTTTTGGTAGATTTAGAATGAAAGTACATTGTTTATTTGAACAGTCAGGAACATTCAAGAACGCTTTCAAGAAGTATGGAATTGAAGCCTACGACTATGATATTCAGAATGAATTTAACGAAACCGACTATGTTACTGACCTTTTCGAAGAGATTGATAGGGGGTATCAAGGTGAGCCGAGTTTGTTTGATAAGATAAGTCTTGATGATTTGATATTTGCATTTTTCCCTTGCACTTATTTTTCAGACCAAGGATTGAGGCATCTAGCTTGCACGGCTTATCAGTACAGGAATTACACTATTGAGCAAAAATGTGAATTGGCAATGAAACGGCATAAGGAACTTGATTTGTTTTATGAAAAGCTGAATAAATTAGTGATAATTTGTCAGCGAGGTCATTTGCAAATTGTAATTGAAAATCCATTGAATACAAGTGGATTACATTACCTTACAAACTTCTGGTGCTTGAAGCCAAGTGTAATTGACAGGGATAGGACACAGAATGGGGATTATTACAAGAAGCCCACTCAGTATTGGTTTATTGGATTAAATCCTAAAAACAATCTTGTTTTTGAACCGTTGGAACAAGTAGAAAGTATGCCGCCAATACAATATATTACAAATAAAAACCCCTTGGGTATAGATAAAAAAACAGCAAGGTCAATGATACACCCACAGTACGCAGATAGATTTATCAGACAATATATTCTTGATAAGGAAATATGGAGTCAACAATAGTTTTATAGATTTTATCAATTATTCTTATGTTTTTAATATTGAAAACATATAAATATCAACCAATAAAATAAGGAGAAATGGCTTATGAAATTTACAAAATTCATTAAGCCAGAACTTGAACAAATCAAAGAAAATGCCAATTTCACGGAAGAAGAGGAGAGGATTTTCTCTCTTCTCTGCCGTGGTTTTTCACAAAAGCAAATATCCACAAAAGAAAATCTATCACTAAGAACGATAGAGTACAGAGTGAGAGATATAAAAGATAAAATAGAAAGAACGGGGATATTTGATTGGATGAAAAAGAACTGTTGAAATATGCCGTTGATAGTGGTATCCTCGACATAGCACTTGTGCAAGAACAAGTTGAAATGAACAAAAGAGAAAAGATACTAAAGAAACACCCATATGATATATGGGAAGGGAAAGATGGGTATTGGAGAACCTATATTCCATGCAAGGAGAAAGGGAGAAAGCTACTTAAGAAAAAAGATAGGGTCGATATTGAAAATGAGGTTATCGATTATTTACAGATTCAAGAAGAAAATCCAACCATTGATGAAGTGTTTGAAGAGTGGAACGACAGGCGGTTGGCACTGAACAAGATTGGAAATGCAACGCACCAAAGGAATCGCAACTTTTATCAAAGGCACTTTAAACAAATGGGTAAAAGGCACATAAAATCAATATCGGAAGATGAATGGGGAGATTTCCTAGAAGAACAGATTCCGAAGTTTAACTTGACGGCAAAGGCGTTTTCCGGACTAAAAGGGATAACCAAAGGGTTTCTGAAACGAGCCAAAAAGCGGAAGTTGATTGATTTTAATGTTGAAGAATTGTTTGAGGAGCTTGATACATCTGATTCCGATTTCAAACGAACGATCAAGGAAGATTACGAAGAGGTTTTTGACGAGAATGAAACTGATATTATGATTAAATATTTGGAATGCAACCTTGATTTATCAAACATAGCAATACTTCTAATGTTCGTGACAGGAATGAGAATCGGAGAGGTTGTGTGCCTAAAACATGATGATTTTGACGGTAATACGGTCAAGGTTCGGCGAACCGAAACAAGGTATCGTGGAGAGGATGATGCAAAATATACGGTTGCGATAAAGGATTTCCCAAAGACGAGAGCTGGGGCGAGAACAATTATCATCCCAAAGGACTACGAGTGGTTGTGTGATAGGATCAGAAAAACGAATCCATTTGAAGAATTTGTGTTCATTAAAGAAAATGGAGAGCGCTTGAATGCGAATTGTGTAAGAATGCGATTACAGAGATTGTGCGATAAGTTAGGAATCTATCGAAAGTCTCCACATAAGATCCGAAAGACATACGGAACCATCCTTCTTGACAACAATATTGACGAGCGGTTGATCCTTGGTCAGATGGGGCACGCAAGCCTAGGAACTACAGAGGAACATTACCACAGAAACCGCAGATCTATCGAGAAAAAGTCAGATATTTTAAGTAGTATACCAGACTTCAAAGCACGAACAAGTTAGTCGTTTGATTACTATTTTGAAAAAAGTAATCAAAAGTAATCAAAGTAAAAACGCTACAAGCCGCATAAACACTGAAAAGTTGATGCTTTGTGCAAGGGTTCGAGTCCCCTTATTGGCTTTCAGAAAACCGCATAAAATCAAGGTTTTCTATAGATTAGGGGAAAGAGAGTAATCAAAAAGTAATCAAAAGGTAATCAAAAAAGGCTCGGAAGCCTTGATTATACTAAAGAAAGGAGTTTCTTGTACAAGTGCTAAAAGTTAATTGAATATGATTACTATGGAAGTTTGGACGCATTGAGCGTCTTTTTTTATGCGGTTTTTCTGCTTATTTTTTGCGGAAGAACCGTATTTTTTTATGCAAAAATATAAGCATAGGAGGGATGCGGAATGTTATTTACGGATGAAATTCTTGAAAAAATCTTAACAAGAGAAGATGTTTCAAAGGTTCCGCTTGTGTATCAGTCAGCTATGATTCACGCAATCAAGGAAGTATTGGAGGAAGAGAATGTATCAGATGCAAAATCAGAATATGGCATTTAACCCAAACCCAAGCTATGCCGCATATCAGTACAACCCAATGCAGAGGTTTCAACAGCCAGAGCCACAGATTCCGCAGATGCAACCGCAGTTTCTTGGAATCCAAGGAAAAGTGGTGCAGTCGGAGTCGGCAATCATGGCGAATGATGTGCCTATGGATGGAAGCGTTGCGTTTTTCCCGATGCAGGACATGAGCGCAATCGTAGCAAAACAATGGAACAATCAGAAAGACCGTTTACAAGCCTTTCAACGAGCAGATGGCAGATTCTTCGAGTGATGATAAAAGAATCGAAATAGGGCTATCTGATGATGCGACAAAGGCTATTACTGACAAATTAGATTGTTTGTTTGGAAAGATGGAAGAGTTGGAAGATAAGTTATCTTCGCAAACGCAAAGAAAACCTTCACGAACACAAAAGGAGAGTGAGTCTTAATGAATCCTATGCAGATGTTACAGGGAATGAGAAACCCACAGCAGTTTTTGCAACAAATGATGGGGAATAACAGCGTAATGAGCAACCCTATGGCGCGCAATGCTATGCAAATGGCGCAGAAGGGAGATTCCAAGGGCATCGAACAGATGGCTAGGAATTTGTGCAAAGAAAAGGGAATTGACGCAGATAAGGCTTTTGAGTCGTTTAAAAGCCAATTAGGAATGTGATACTAATTCTTGCAAGATTATGTATATAAAAAATGAATTATGGAGGTAAATTCTATGTTTAACACAGGTAATTGTGCATCCGTTCCGCTTGTCGCGAACATTGACGGAAACGGAAATAACAACGGATGGGGCGCAGAAGGCTCATGGTTATGGTTCATTATCGTTATCTTCGCTATCTTCGGATGGGGTGGATTCGGTAACGGATTCGGAGGAAACGGAATGAATGGTGGTGTCGGAAGCGAAATCCAGCGCGGATTTGATAATCAGGCGGTTGTGTCAAAACTTGACGGCATTACAAACGGACTTTGTGACGGATTCTATGCAGTGCAAACCGGCATGAATGGCATAAACACAAACATTTTGCAGACCGGATTCGGCATTCAGCAGGCTATCAATGCTGATACAGTCGCTAATATGCAGAACACAAACGCATTACAGTCACAGCTTGCTAACTGTTGCTGTGAAACAAGAGAAGCTATCCAAGGCGTAAACTACAACATGGCAACTAACACTTGCGCATTGCAGAACACCATGAACAGCAACACAAGAGACATTATCGACAGTCAGAATGCAGGAACACGCGCTATTCTTGATTATCTTTGCAATGAAAAAATCTCTAGCTTACAGGCAGAAAATAATGACCTTCGCAGAGCGGCTTCACAGGATCGTCAGAGCGCATTACTTACAACTCAGATGGCAGCTCAGACACAGCAGATTATCAATGCAGTAAATCCGGCTGCTATCCCTGCATATGTTGTACCTAATCCAAATGCTTATGCATATGGATGCGGATGCAACACAGGATGTGGCTGCTAAAACTAAATAATTGAGTATCTTAATTGAGTTTAACTCAATCATGTCTGCTATGCAGTATTACTTATAACCAAAGGGCAGACTATAATGTTTGCCCTTATTTTATGAAAGAGAGGTAAAAATAATGGAAGTAACAGGAATTGCATTACAAACCGTTGCTGCTGGAGAAGATGTTGCATTTACAGAAACGGCAGTAAACGGAACAAAATGTATCGTACACAGACAAGGAAGCGGAATTATAAAACTAAGAGGTATCACCAATCAATGCAAGGCTAGATTTTTGGTATCGTATTCCGGCAACATTCAGATTCCTACAGGCGGTACAGTTGGAGAGATTTCGCTTGCAATCGCGGTTGATGGAGAGCCTTTGCAGTCAACAAAGATGATCGTAACGCCAGCCGCAGTTGAGAATTTCTTTAATGTATCAGCACAGGCCTACGTTGATGTGCCTTGTGGCTGTTGCAGTACAGTAGCGGTGCAGAATACATCTACACAGGTTATTGAAGTACAGAACAGTAATTTGATTGCAGTAAGGGAGGCTTGATATTATGCATAAGTTTGCTAAACAGATTATGGATTGCGTGAAAGCCCACGTCGACGGCATTGGAATTGAGAATTTTGAGGGTCAAAACCTTGATGATCTCAAGGATTGGACGGAGATTGCAAAGAACATCGTATGCTTTGACAAAGACTATAACATTGTTGAAGCAATGAAAAAGTCTGAAAATAACGAGGATATTATGCGTATGCTTGAACAGTACGAGGATTATCCAGACAGAAGATTTTACGACCATTACCGCTATGCAAATGGCAGATTCGCACCGAAAGGGCGTGGAACACGCAGAGGATATGTAGAACCGCCATATTATCATCAGATGCCGGAAGATTACCACGAATGGGAGAGAATGCCGGAATACGACCGAATGAGAGACCTTGACAGAATGAGTATGGGAAAGATGTATTATTCAGAGCCTATGAGCGGAAATAACGGCATGAGTACCGGTACTCACGATGCAAGAGAGGGCAGAGCCGGTATGAGCCGGAGAAGTTACATGGAGACAAAGGAAATGCATAACGGAAATTCACCGGAAGATAAGGACGCAAAGATGAAAGAACTCGAAAAGTACATGAAATCTCTTTCTGAAGATGTGACCGAACTGTTTTCCGGTATGTCCCCGGAAGAGAAACAGTTAACCAAGACAAAGCTGACTACGCTTGTTACGAAAATGTAATAGAGAGGGCATTTTGCCCTCTTTGTTTGCGAGGTGGTAAATTGTTCACGATAAACAATAAAATGTGGAATTTGGTCAAAGTATCGCGTTACAGCGATATGCTACAGAGAAGTGACGGAAGCAGAACGGTAGGCATGACCGACAGGGACACGAAAACGATATATCTTGCGGATGATTTACGCGGGAAATTCCTTGACCGTGTGTTATGTCACGAATTATGTCACGCGTTCTGTCTTTCGTATAATGTATACATGGATATTGATACCGAGGAAATTGTAGCAGACTTCTTGACTACATACGGAAGAGAAGTATTTGAAATAGCAGACAGACTATTGATTGAACATATGGAGGTTGCATAATGGATAAAATTTCAGAACTCTTACAGTACGTGCACCGGACGAATCCGGAAATGACTAGGGAAAGGCTGATAGAAGAGTTGAGTAAAAGCGACTACGCGGCGCGGTCTTTGATTTTTACGAAAGAAAACATCGTTGCGCTAGGGCAAAAATAAATCCGGCGGTTTGAATCACCGCCGGAATTGTGTCAGACTTTCGGAATGTAAGAACCTTTCATTATTTCTATAGCGAGTTTCGCACCTTCCGTCATGTAAAAATCATTATTCTTTGCACAGCAACTAAAAAGCAGTTCCTCGAACTCTGAATATAAATTTTCACTTAATAAACCTTTTAGCTTATCTGTTAAGGGTGAGAAGTATTCAACAAAGGCATTTCCGGTTTCATTGTCAAGCTGACTTGAACATACAATTTTAATAAATTCATCCATTTTAATATTCTCCTTTCAATTCTATTCGTTTGGTAACAAGTCTGTTTTGCCATTCGTAAGGAACTTTGCGCAACACGCAAATCCTGCAATAAAAGCCGCTTCTTGAATGTCGCAAACACCATCCCTTATCTTATCGCTAATGTCGTTATACAGTTTTTCACTCAACACATCCTTAAGGCTGTCAACCGAATCATACATCTTGTAGCAAGCAGAATTGATAATTCTCACACTCTTTGAATTGTTTACATCGTTTGTGTCTAAAAAGTTTTCATAAGCAATTTTTAATAATTCTTCCATTTTAGTAGTCTCCTTCTTCTGTTAATAAATAGTTGATATATCCTGTAGCAAGTCTAGCAAGGCTTTTACTGCCATCCAACAAATCCAATTTGTACTCTGGTCTATATCCAAACCTCTGCACATAGAACTTTTCTTCAAGTTCTAAGTCGTAAATGTCAGATAGCTCCACGAGAATCTTGTGATATAAAAATTTTCTCGTCCACCCAAACTGTTCCATGATAATTTTTAATTTCCAATTATTTTTTCTGAACCACGCTCCGCGTGATGCGTCCAATTGCTGTTTTGAAATGTAACAATCTGCAAATAGGTCATCTTTTTTCGGCAATGCCACCTGTGGTTTCTTTATGGCTTTCTCCATGTCGGCAAAACGTTTCACGTATCGGGCAGTAAATACAATGCCTTTTTCTCCGTTGAATTTGTTTGCAAGGAAGTCGCATCCCAGCTTGGTTACTTTGTAGCACTTGTTTTCTTTTCCGGATTCATCTTTGTAGGTAGATGGAATGAAATAATCACTCGCACCTAAATTGTGGTGAGTCAAAATTTCAATGATTCCTTCGGTATGTTTGCCCCTTACATCCTGTCCTTCCAATTTTCTTAAAACTCTGTCGTGACGCATTCCCATCATTTCTGCAATCTCTAAAGTAGTGATGGTTTGTTCTATTTGTGCCATATTTGTGCCCCCTTTCTGTAACTTATCAATTACTGTTGTAACTCTTTAATTACATTATACGGTTTATTTTGTGATTGTCAAGTATTGTTTGTAATTAAATAATTGAATAATAAATTTATTTGTGATATTATTGAAACACGTCAAGAGAGAGGAGGCGGTACATTGTTTGCAAAAATCGTAAAACATACGCTTATTGAAAAGGAATTAAGAGTGACCGATCTAGCAAGACTTATTGACACCAGCTCACAAAATCTTTCGCAAAAAATGAAACGTGACAACTTTTCAGAAAAGGAAATGCGGCAGATTGCGGATGCATTGGTGCTTGATTTAGAAATTGTAATGAAAGAGAAGAAATAAGAAAACCCGCCTAACTGGCGGGTTTTTGATAAAAGAAAATTTTTTCCGCGCCCCAAAAAATATTTCGTAATTTTTTTGTACCCCCCTGGGGGTAGCGTTTTAGGGTCGAAATTCCATTTTCACGGATTCTAAAAAACGTGTAACAAACGTGCAATTATCTTCGGCATTCCGCAAATAACACAAATACACTATATGTTATGCCATATATAGATAATTCATTGATGATATTTGATGGTATTGCCGATCACAGGCAAACGCCAGAAGACGCCTGCCCGGCTATAGTTATAGTCTAGCATAGACCGCATTTTACCACTTGTCAAGATAGTTTTTCCCATCGTACCGGCTGTAAGTGTGTGTTATGCTTTCCAACTTTTGCGTGATCTGCAACCAATCACCGCCACGTTGGGCGGTTATTTTGATTTTTGCAGACTCCACCCATTCCACGCCCTCAAATTTGGAATAGCCGCACATTTTGCCGGATTCCACAGGATAGCCAAGAGCATCCACCCGGCGCATGATTTCCCTTTTGCCGATATACTCATATTTTCCCATCTTTCACACCTCCTTGTGTTACGTTTATTTGTCAATTTGCGCATGGAAACCGATTTCCATGTAGTCCGCGCTCCCGGAATCGAACCGGAACGGATGCACCAAACACGCGAAATAGGGCGGAAGAGTACCGCCTTAAATTACAACAAAATCCCCTTGGAATCCTGTTGTTATAATCATTTTTCCGTCAGATCTGCGGTACACAACGCCGCAACCGTCCGCAAAAGTTGAGAATACAAGCCATCCGGGCGGTGTAAGTTTTTCCCCGGTCTTATAATCCCGGAATGAGTAACGCGGAATAACGCCGCTTTTTTCTTGATCTAGCGCGTTGTTAATTGCTTGCGATTCTGTTACGATCTGCACACCTTTTCCCGTGTGCAAAATATATCTTTCTTCCATTTCTTATACCTCTTTCCTTTTATTTGCTCATTTTTGAGTAATGGCAAGCCGGGGAATCGAACCCCGGAAAAGCCGCCCTTGCCTATGCGATTGCTACAAGTCTATCGTTTCGCATTGTTCGCGTGTATTCTTTTCCACTTTCGTCGGAAATAATAACGCATCTGACGCTTTTTCCGCTCTTGGTAGGCTCAACGCTTTTTACCGTCTCGGTGTATCCAAAATTCCAAACTGTAACCATGCCCGGCTTGAGTTCTGCCGCCGGGATAGCGTTTCTTCTTTCATAAATTCCTTGTAATTTAACTGTAGCCATAAAATCAACCATCCTTTCATTGTGTGCCCTGTCTCATCAGTGCAGGTGGGGCAGTTCCTGCAGACCGCCAGGAGTGGCGGTTTCGACTATTTCACTTGTTCTAAAATCTGTGTATATATAGACGGTTTCGATTCGTCAACCTCTTTATAGACGCATCCGCTATATACTTTATTTGTTGACCCTTTGCAGGACTTTCCAAAACTCTTACAGTTGTAGCACATTGGGTTATACTCCAATGCTTCAATGACTTTTCTGCGCGCCTTGCTTCTTTCTATCTGTTCATTTGTTGCAACCATTATATATTTTTCCATGTTCAAAAACCTCGCTTTCGTTTTCTGGTCTGCCATCATCAGAGCCGGGAGACCATCCCGCGGCTGACGCTCCAGATCGGAGCGTTTCGGCTATGCTATGCAGATTTCAAATACATCACCTTGAACGTGTTCAAAATCGACTTTTTCAAAAATCCCGATTCCGTAAAAGTCGGCTGTGAGTTCCCCAAAGTGGTTATACTCAAACGAGATTCCGTTCTTTTTCAGTTCGTTGATCGCGTCACCGTTCTTTGTTGTTTCCCATGTAAAACGCATTCCCGTCTTTCTCATATTTAAGCCCTCCCTATAAAATTTCCGAAAGCTGTAAAATCTGCGCTTCGCTCAAATGGTCAATAACAACATTCCCGTTTACGTCACTCAATTCGTATTCATCCGGGAGAGTGGTAAAACCGTCAAACTGGTTCGAAATATAAAACCCTTTTCTTTCTAATAATGTTTCTGCCGCTTTCATATTTTTCATGTTGTAACCTCGCTTTCGTGTTTCATTTGATATACTAATAGTACACGATAATAGATTATAATACAATTGACACAATACACGAAAATAGACGACACAAAACAGCAGTTTATTGTGCAATATGATACATGAGAATAGACGTTGACATGGTGTGAAAAATCTATTATCATATATAAAAAGAAAAGAGGTGTGACGCATGGCGAATTATGGTGCAAACGGATATATTGACTTTTCCAAGCTGTGGAATGTCTTAGAAAAAAAGGAATACAATAA